TCGGCGCGGTCGGCGGCGGAGTCGGCGGCGGGGTCGGCGGCGCGGTCGGCGGCGGAGTCGGCGTGGTCGGCGGCGTGGTCGGCGTGGTCGGCGGCGGAGTCGGCGCGGTCGGCGGCGCGGTCGGCGGCGGAGTCGGCGTGGTCGGCGGCGTGGTCGGCGCGGTCGGCGCGGTCGGCGGCGGAGTCGGCGTGGTCGGCGGAGTCGGCGGCGCTCCTTGATGCCCTACGTGCCCTGCCCGTTCCCGAAGCGGCATGACCACGGCCTTCGAACGGGCACGGCGCGGGACCAATCCGAAGCCGGTATCGCTGGGGCAGCGCGCCTACCTCGAGGACCTGGCGCGTAAGGCGGGCGTCGAGCTCGACGGACGGACGTGGGATGAGTTCCCAACGGCTGCGATTAGGGCAGTGGCGTGAATGGCCCGATCTGCGGCAGCCTCTTCACCGGGGACGGACTCCTCGACTTCGGCCTCACCCTCGCCGGATGGGAGCACGCCTTCCTCTGTGAGTCCGAGCCCGAGCGCCGAGGGATCCTGTCTCTGCGATGGCACGGAGTGCCGATCTACCACGACGTGCGAGACGTGGATGGCAGTGCGCCTCGCGTCGATCTTCTCGCGTTCGGGTTCCCCTGCAAAGGCGGATCAACAGCCGGAAAGCGAACGGGACTCGACCATCCGGAGACTGCTCTATGGCGAGAGGCCGCCCGAGTTGTTCGCCTACTTAGACCGCCGCTCGTCCTCATCGAGAACGTGGCGAACCTCCTCGCTGTCCCTACTGAGGACCGCGGACGAGCATGGGGAGAGGTTCTCGGGGATCTGGCCGAGAGCGGCTATGTCGTCTCATGGGACTGTCTTCCCGCTGCCGCCTTTGGCGCCCCGCACCTCCGTGACCGGCTCTTCGCCGTTGCTGCCCACACCGGTAGCGAAGCGAACACCGGCAACGGGCAAGGGGGCGATGAATCAGGGCCACGGGATCATGCTGCAGCAGGCCGTGGAGGATCTGCTGCCGACCCCGGTGGCCGCGCTGGGCGAAAGCGGATCGGCGGCGATCCGATCGGGATATCGCCGGGAGCCGACGACCGCGGGAGCGATCGAGGATCTGCTGCCGACCCCGAGCGCGACGGAGTACGGGAGCAATCAAAGCCCGAGCGAGGGAGCAGCGGTGCGTCCGAGCCTGCCGGGCCTGGTCGAACTGCTGCCGACGCCCCTAGCCGAGCAGAAGGGTCCAGGCTCGAAGCGGGGCGCGAATGCCCAGGGGGGGGGGCTCACTCAGCGAGATCCTCAACCTGCTACCAACGCCAGTTCGGGCAGACGCTCGCGGCGGCCGGTCCATGACGCAGTCCAAGCCGAATCCGGACCGGACGAGCCCGACGCTGAGCGATCTGGAGTTCCAGTGGAGTGGGGCCGATTCGCGCCCGCCATCCGCCGCTGGGAGGCGCTACACGGAAGAGCGCCCGAGCCTCTCTGCTTCTTTCGTGGAGTGGATGCTCGGGCTGCCGCCGGGCTGGAGCGATCCCGCCTGTCGGCTCTCGGCGACGGAGTTCAGATGCAGGCTGGCTGGTTCCTCGGAGCCGGACTCATGACGCTGGCCGAGGAGATGGGCTTGTGACCTGGGAGATCCGCCAAGGCGACGTCCTCGATCGACTCCGCGAGATCCCGGACGAGTCGGTGCAGTGTGTCGTGACAAGCCCGCCCTACTTCGGTCTCCGCGACTACGGCGTCGAGGGCCAGATCGGGCTCGAGGCGACCCTCGACGAGTACCTCGACAACCTGGTGGTCGTCTTCGCTGAGGTCCGGCGGGTGCTTCGTATAGACGGCACGCTCTGGCTGAACATGGGCGACAGCTACGCCTCGAAGCCGCGGGGGTCCGACAACGGCTGGGATAAGAGCCGCCTTAACAACCCGGCGCGGATCCAGAAAGCCCAGTCGGCATCGCTGCGCCGAAGTCGCCATACGGCCTCCGCCGCGGGGGCAAAGCAGAAGGACCTGATGATGGTCCCGGCGCAGCTGGCCCTCGCACTCCGCGCTGACGGCTGGTGGCTGCGCGAAGACATCGTCTGGCACAAGCCGACGCCGATGCCCGAGCCGGTCGCGGATCGGTGTACGCGGGCCCATGAGTACCTCTTCCGCCTGACCAAGGCCCCTCGGTACTACGCCGACCAGGACGCGATCCGCGAGCCCCTGAAGCCTAAGACGCTCACCACGTTCGGCACCATGCGCGAGCTCAACGGAGAGCCGGTCGGAGCAAACAAGCGATCCGTCTGGACCATCCGCGGCACGGCGTACCCGGAGGCCCACTTCGCGACCTTCCCGCCCGAGCTCGTGGAGCCGTGCATTCTTGCGAGTTCGTCACGGGAGGCGTGCTCCACCTGCGGGGCGCCCTGGCAGCGGATGCTCGGGGATCCAGAACCCGTCGATGGCATCCGGCCATCCGGGAACGGCTTCCGCCGAGATCACCAGGTCAGTAGAGGAGGCTTTGGTCAGGACGATCGCTGGGAGGCGTCGTATCGCCCGACGACTGGTTGGGAGCCGAGCTGCGACCACCCTGAGGGGGGGGGCTCGTCGATGGTGCTTGACCCCTTCGCGGGCGCCGGCACGACGCTGCTGGTGGCCGAGCGTCTCGGCCGAGACTCCATAGGCATCGAGCTCAACGCCGAATACTGCGACCTCGCGCGCCAGAGGATCCGTGACGACTCGCCGCTGCTCAACACCGCCGCGGAGGTCGCGTGACCGAGAAGATCCTCAACCCCGAGCAGGTCGCCGACGAGCTCCAGCTCGGCAAGTCGACCGTCTACCGGGCACTCGCGGCTGGCGCACTGCCCGGAACGAAGGTTTGCGGTCAGTGGCGCACCTTGCTCTCCCAGTTGCACGAGTTCGTCCGCGATGGCCGCGTTCCCGCAGCGCGCGGAGACGATGATCCGATGGCCCGGCCAGCGGCGCCGCGAAGGGGTAGGTTCCGCTCCAAGGTGACCCCGCTCGAATCGAGGAGAGCGCATGGCTAGCGTCCACCGCAGCCCAAGCGGTAAGTACGAGGTGAAGTGGCGCGAGGGGCAGCGTCAGCGCTCCAAGAGCTTCACCCGCAAGGGCGACGCCACCGACTTCAAGCGCGAGGTAGAGCGAGAGGTCGGTCTCGGCCGCCCGGTGCTGCTCCGCCGCGATGTCCCGACGCTCGGCGACTTCGCCGAGGTGTGGCTGGAGCGCCGGATCGACCGCGGCGAGCTCGCCCGCAACACCCAGCTGTTCGTCGCTGGCCTGCTGGAGAAGCACATCGACCCCTACATCGGCCACCTCTCGATGATCGACCTGACGCCGCAGCGGCTCGACGCCTGGCAGCAGCAGGCGATCGAGGGCGGCACCGCGTACATGGCCCAGCGCGCCACCCAGGTGCTCGGCCAGATCCTCGATGACGCGGTGCGCCAGGGCCTCCTCCCGGGCAACCCCGCTCGCTCGCTGGTGCGGATCAAGCACCGCCACGTCGAGGGCACGGCGCTCAGTCCGCTGCAGGTAGAGCGCATCCGGGCCTGGTTCCTCGAACGCAAGCGCCTCGGCGACGCCGTGCTGGTCTCGGTGATGGCCTACGCGGGACCGCGGCCGGAGGAGGCACTCGCGATGCGCTGGCGCAACCTCTCGGGCCCCCGCTATTTCATCGAGCACAAGAACGTGGACGGCGAGCTCATCCTCGACCCGAAGACCGGCCACCGCTGGATAGACCTGCCGGAGGCCGTGGTCGCCGACCTCGCCGAGTGGCGGATGGCGCGCGGCCGCCCCGAGGGCCTGATCTTCCCGAAGCCGAATGGCAACCCGTGGTCGAAGACCGACCGAAACAACTGGCGCCGGCGGTGGCTGTCGAAGGCGGCGAAGGTGATCGGTGAGCCGGACCTCACCCCGCGCGATCTGCGCCACACATGTACCTCGCTGCTGGCCGCCGTCAACACGCCCCGAATCGAGATCGAGAACCAGATGGGCCATCGCGCCGACACCTCGGAGCGCATCTATCAGCACCTCATCGAGGAGCTCCGAGGGACGAAGCTGGGGCTGGACGAGCTGATCACGAAGGCGCGCGCTGAGGTGTTTTCCGGCGCCGATGTTCGACCAGCGTTCGGAGGTGGGGCCGGGTGACACCTCTCGGATCACTTCTCAGGCATGGGCACGGCTGGTTTCGAACCAGCGACCTCTCGCGTGTGAAGCGGGTCCCTACGGCAAGGGGCGGCAAGCGGCAGCGAACGGTAACGAGTCAGAGCAGGGAGATTCTGGCCGCGGCTTGCCGCTCGATCGACTCCCTTCGCCGCTCCGATGTTCGACGAGCGTTCGATAGGCCCCACGGCCCCCGCTGGTCCGTCAACACACCGAGGAGGGGCAGATGACCGAGTACGGATCCAAGCGCGGCGAGATCAACGGCTACACCTGCGACGACTGCGCCCGCAAGACGTACATCGTCCACGTCGATGACGGCGTGACGCCGATGTTCCTGGCCTGCCGCGCCGATGGCATCGACCCGAGCCAGCAGCAGCCGCCGGCGCGCTGCCAAGGCCGTGGCGTCTCGATGATGTATCCGAATGGCCTGGTGCCGCAGGATGTTCTGGAGGCCGTCGCGTGGGAGTGGTATGCGGCGAGCAAGACCGAGCTGAAGCGGATGAAGCGGGACGAGCCGGAGATGTACGACCACTGCATCAAGGGCGGCCTCCTGCTGCGGCCGCTCACCGATGCTGGCCGGGAGGCACTGCGGGAGTTCCACGACTACGAGGGTCAGGAGGCAGCGTGAGCGATTGGAAGAAGCACCACGCCGACGAGTCCGAGAAGGCGCTCGAGAGCCCGATAGTTCAGCGGGTGATGCAGGAGTTCGCCGGATGACCGATGAGGAAGCGGACGAAGAGCTTCTACGGATTGCCCGGATGGCCGCCGAGAGTTGCAAGCCCGTGTGGGTCCTTCCAGAGGAGGAGTCGTGACCGCGTTCCAGGCCGGGCAACTGATCGAGCTGATCCCCGACCGCTTCTGGGTCGATGTCTGCGGTGTCTGCGGTCAACACATAAACGGCGACGGCATGCATGCCCACGACGGGCGCCTTGCACCGCGAGGCTCGATCCAGGTCACGCGGATCAGCGTGGGAGACAAGGAGCTGCGCGCCGCGGTCGTCAGGTTCTGTGAGCGCGCTGACGCGCCTCGGTATCTCCGTGAGGCTCTCGCAGTTACTCCGGGTGTGCGATGACCCCGCTCACCGCCGCTCCCGAGATCCTCGACGGCCACCGCCAGATCGCCATGCGGATGCTCCGACACGCCAGCCTGGGCTGGTACATCGGCGACATGCCCAGCCTCGAGCGCTACGGGGCCGTCCGCGATCTCCAGGCCGCTACCACGCCCGAGCTCGGCATCCGCCTCCTGCTGACCAAGGACCGAATGCACCACTCGGTCGGCTGGTGGCGTAACGCCGAGTACGAATACTGCTGGCACCTATCGATCTCCGCGTGGGACTCGGCACTCCTGGTGCCCGGCCGTCGGCCAGCGGATCCTGAGGACGTCCCGGACGATGAGGAGCGCTACTGGGCGCACGCCTTCTTCCCCACCCACTTCCACAAGCTCTGGCACGAGCCCGGTGGAACCGACCCTCGGCTCACGCCGACGGAGAAGACGCGCCACCGCCACTTCTCGCACCTGCGCCTCTTCCTCGACCCGGACACCTTCGAGCCGTTCATCCCCACGGGCGAGGTCTACGAGATCACCCGCTGGATCCCGGGGCTCACGCCGGAGAAGGTGGACCGATGACCGACGTCACGCTCGGTCTCAGCGATCGGGAAGCCCACGACGTGCACCAGGCCCTCTCGGTAGTCATCTCGCTCATCGATGAGGTCGGGACAATCCCCGAGGACGCGCCGCTCCACGGGGCACGCCCACGCCTCGTCACCGTGGCGCGGCGGCTCGACCACGAGCGCCGACACCATGGCGCCGTCCCCAACCCGAACGTCCCCAGCGATGCCTGACCTGGACCGCATCGGCGGCGTGCCCCTCGACCAGCCCTCCGAGGAGGACCAGGTGGCAACCCTCCAGCGCGCGCTCGGTGAGGCAGACGGCCACCGGCAGCTCCTGGTCCAGGCCATCCGCGAGCACCAGGGCGTCCGCTCCTCGATGGCCTCCGACCTCGACCACAGACTCTACGAGTTCGCCGATCGGGTCGCTGCTGAAGCGGGCATCGTCACCCCGGATGAGCGAGAATCACGCGATGGCTGACCAGGAGTTCAACGCTGTCCTTGCGCGCGCCGAACGAGCGGAGGCTGAACGGGACCGGATGCGCGAGCTACTAGATGAACAGGCAGATTGGGAGGCGATGGAGGCTGAGCTTGGGGCGCGTGCTAGTCGAGCGGAGGCGGCGCTACGGGAGATAGTCGAGCGGGACATAAAGTTCACCGAATCGGCGGCGAACGTGTATCGCAACATCGCCCGTCGAGCATTGGAGGCCCGCGCCATGGTGGAGGGTGACGGGCCGAATGGCGATTGACGACGACGAACTTGCGGAGATGATGAAGCTAGAGCGGCTATTGAACGAAGTCCTAGAAGCGGGGGACCTGATCGTGCGGAGGTTCGCAGGTCGCCGGGGAAAGGCGGTTCGTGGCAGCGACGTAAAAGCTCTGGACGACTTCATGTTCACCATCGTTCGCATCCGTCGCGAGAACCCATCATGAGCAAGGCTCAGCTCCTGAGGTGCTCATGCTGTGGCCGGCGTAGGCTGGGAGTGTGGACAACCGCGCCCCGGCCTAGATGCGGTGTCAGGACTGCTCGGGGTGACCTGTGTCCGGGTGTGATGCTCCCGCCGCCGAATCCGTCTGACGGCACTCCCTAGACTCCCCTGTCGGGGACACGCGCTGCTTTGCCACATTGGCCAAGCAGTCACAGACGACACCATCTAAGCGCCACTGCGCGCGCCAGACGAAGGCCGGGAAGCCCTGTAAGGCATGGGCGCTTCATGGCGCTGATGTGTGCATGGCGCACGCCGACGCGGAAACGCGGGAATCGGCGGGGTTTATCGCGGCGAATGGGAAGGGTGGGCGTCCGCGCAACCCCCGAGCCGTCGATGTCCTGCGCGAGCGCATCGAGGCCGACATCGATCGCTGGCTGCTGCCGCTCGAGGATGGGCTGAAGGCAGAGCACGGCGTCGTCGTCGGCGACGGGCCTACCGCCCACGTGGAGTTCTTCGACGACCACCGCACCCGGATCCGCGCTCACAAGGAAGCCTTCGACCGCGCCTATGGCCGCCCCACCCAGCCCACTCGCGAGGAGCAGAGCGGCGACGCCCTGGATCGCGAGATCGAGAGGCTCTTGACCGAGGTCGAGCGCCTGACCGAGGAACTGGCGAAGGAGAGGCTTGGAAGCCGCAGTCGCGCAGCGGCCTAACACGGACGAGTGGCGCTCCTGGCCCGTCGCGGCCAAGCGCCAGCTACTCCGTCGCCTCAGAGAACGTGTCTACGGTTCCTGGCGCGAGCGAGCCCGACCCGACCAGCTACCGCCTCGTGAGTGGGACGAGGACGAGCCCGGCGCTCCTTCGACACTGTTCCTGGGCGGCGGCCGCGGCTCCGGGAAGACCTGGGCCGGCGCTCACATCTTCACCCAGGAGATAGAGCGCGATCCACTGCGCGATACCGAGGGCCCGGGGGAGTGGGCGATCGTCGCTCCCACCTTCGGAGACGCCCGAGACAAGTGCATCGAGGGCGAGTCGGGGCTCCTGGCCGCGCTCGGCACCACCGCCGCCGAGGTCGAGGCCAAGATCAGCCCGACCGTCGCCAAGTGGAACCGCTCGATCGGCGAGCTCTACCTCCACGACAGCACCTTCATCCAGATCGACGGCGGCGACGACGGGGCCTACCGGATCCAGGGGCTCAACCTGCGCGGCGTCTGGTGCGATGAGATCGGGCTGTGGAAGAAGTGGAAGACGGCGTGGCGGGAGTCGATCGGGTTCGCGTTGCGCAAGGGACACGCCCGGCGCATCGCCACTGGCACGCCGAAGCGGAGCCTGCCGGCGCGCCAGCTGATCAAGGAGCTCCTCGCCAACGACCGGGTTATCTGCCGGCGCCTCTTGACCGAGGACAACTGGGACAACCTCTCCGACACCTTCAAGGAAGAGGTTGAGGTCTACGTCGGCACCGAGCTTGGCCGCCAGGAGCTCCGCGGGGAGCTTCTCGATGAGGTCGAGGGAGCGCTTTGGCAGCGCGACTGGATCGAGCAGGGCCGGGTCAAGCGCTCGCCGCTGAAGGGCTACCGCCGCAAGGTGCTCGCCCTCGACCCCTCCGACGGCAAGGAGGGATCGGATGACCAGGCTTGGTGCCTCGCCGGCCTCGGCGTCGACCATCAGCTTTACGTCGTCGACTCCGAGGCCATGCGGACTACGCCGCTCAAGTGGCTGACGGCGGCGGTGATCCTGGCCGACGAGGAGAACGCCGTGATCGTGATCGAGATGAACCACGGCGGCGAGGCCCTGATCGGGCTTTTAGAGCAGGCGATGAAGGAGCTCGGGGTCCGCGTCCCCTACATGCGCGTCTACGCCACCGAGCACAAGAAGACCCGGGCCGAGCCGGTGGCGATGCTCTATGAGCAGGGCTACAGCGACGAGACCCCTGAGCTCTCCAACCCCGTCATCCACCACATCAACGACCTGCCCGAGCTCGAGGACGAGATGTGCGAGTGGACCGGTGACCCCGGTGAGACGTCGCCGAACCGCCTCGACGCTCTCGTGTGGGCGATCACCCACCTGAAGCGCTACAGCCGCAAGCCGCAGATGTCAGAGAACGGACGCAAGGCCGCGCCCTACACGGAGAAGAAGAAGGCGCGCGGCGCCGTGGCGTGGAAGTAATAATTACTACCGCCGTCGCCGACACCAAGGCCCAGGAGGTCGCCGAGCGGATGGTCACGCACATCGAGGCCGAGGGGCGCGGCCGCGAGTGCTTCTACTTCCGCGAGACCGGCGAGGCGCTTGTGCAGGGCGGCCGGAGCTTCGGCAAGCTCGTGCGCGCAGGCCAGCACGGGACCATGGACCTGCAGCGCTCGATGCGCGCCACCTTCATCGTCGAGTACCCGTTCCGCCCGTCGCTCGCGAGCTGCTGCGACATGGTGGCCGAGCACGCACTCACGGGCCAGCGGGTCGTCTATGACGAAAGCCGCTGGGAGGACGATCCGCGGGTCGACGAGCAAGCCGGGCCCTCGCTGACGGTGGACTGGACCCTGGAGGCGATGCTGGACAACTTGGAAAGGAAGGCAGCGTGAGCAACGTGGCAGTGATCGAGAAGCAGCGTGGTGAGGTCAGCCCGGTCGGCTGGCAGCCGGAGCCAAACATGAGCTTCGAGGAGTGGCGGGAGGCGGGCCTGCAGCTCGGCCAGATCGCTCGCGCGACCCAGTGGTGGATCGGCGACTGGCTGAACTACGGCGCCACCACCTACGGAGAGAAGTACGTGCAGGCGATCGAGGAGACCGGCTACGACATCCAGTCGCTGATGAACATGGCCTACGTCGCCGGCCAGTTCGAAATCTCCCGGCGCCGGGAGAATCTCTCGTGGTCGCATCATTGCGACCTGGCTGGGATGGAGCCCGACGAGCAGGAGGATCTCCTGGACCGAGCCGAACAGGAGGGCCTCTCGACGCGCCAGCTGCGCGTCGCCGCGAAGGGCAACGGTAGGGCGCCGGCGAAGGAGCCGCCGCTGAAGGTGACGCTCACCTTCGAGCAGTCGTTCTCCAATCGCCAGCTTCAGCGCCAGACGGTGGAGACGCTGCGCGAGCAGGCTGAGGCGCTCGGGTTCACGGAGCGCTGATGGACACGACGCAATCGGGCAAGCGGCGGCGGCGCAAGCATGGCCGGCCACTGGCGAAGCACTACGGCGTCGGCATGGAGGGTCCGATCGAGCGACCGACGCAAGCACCCCCGAGGCCCGGCGATGCATCTCATGGTCACTCCAGCGCCCGACGACGATGAGTGAGCGCGCCGACCGCACCCGTATGGTGAGCCGCCATGCCTGACTCCGGAGTGATCCTCTACCGCGACGGCTCGCACAACGGCAAGAGAGGCCGCGTGGAGCTCGCCGCCGACGGGGCTCGGGTGAAGATCACGACGGGTCCGCCCGAGGGCGAGATCGGCTCCTCTTACTCCGGCGAGCGCATGTTCGTCACCTTCGACGACGGCAAGGTCTTCGAGACCCGGGACCTGCGCGAGGACGACTTCGAGTACATGCTCGACCACGACGGCAAGGCGAAGACGCTGGAGCAGGTGCTGACGCTGCCACTGATGAGCGCGGAGTGGGTGATCGAGCCCGGTGACGGCGACTCGGGCGAGGCCGAGTTCGTCCGCAACGAGCTCGAGCGGCCGGCCAACGCCGATGGCATGAGCACGCCCATCGACCAGGTGATCGCGCAGATGACGTCGGCGATCACCCTGCGACGCGCCTACTTCGAGAAGGTCTTCCGCGTCCGCGACGGCCGGGTGACGTTCAAGAAGATCGCGTTCCGGCCGGCGCGCACGTGCTCCTTGCTCCGCGATCGAGACGACTACAGCTTCAAGGGCTTCCGGCAGCGCTTCCGCAAGGGCGACGGGTTCGAGAGCGAGGACATTCCAGCCCAGAAGGCACTCGTCTACATCCACGGCCAGCACCGGGACCCGCTCTACGGCATCAGCTCGCTGCGGACCGCCTACTCGATCTTCGAGTCCAAGCAGAAGATTCGCTTCCTCTGGTACTCGTTCCTCGAGGGCCAGACGATCCCGAAAGCAATCGCTCAGGCCGCCAGTCCAGACCCCGACGAGCAGGACGAGATGGCCAAGCGGGTGGCGACGATGAAGGGCGGCTCGGTGCTCGGCATCGGGCCCGACGAGAAGGTGACGCCGTTCGAGTCCACGGGTCGCGGCGCCGACGTCTTCAAGCAGGCGATGGACTACCTGAGCGCGGAGATGGTGGGCTCGGTCCTGGCCGGCTTCACGGAGCTCACCGCGGCCGCTGGGTCCGGCAAAGGCTCCTACGCGCTCTCGGAATCCGCGATCGACTTCTTCAAGCTCAGCCGTGGTGGCGTGCTGACGGAGATGGCGGCGACGATCAGCTCATTCGCGGTCGCCGATCTCGTCTTCTGGAACTTCGGTGTCGGCGCCTCCTTTCCCAGCTTCAAGTTCAAGCCGCCGGCGGCGGATGCGATGGAGCAGGCGTTCAGCCTTCTGCAAGCGCTTGCCGGCGCCCAGCAGCCGGTCGCTGTGCCCCAGGAGTTCATCGACCTCCTGGTGGAGAAGGTCGCCGGCTACCTCGCCCTCGACGTTGACCAGGTGCGCAAGGCAATCGAGGATCGCGTCGACTCAGCGCCCGATACGCCGGTGGCGAAGGTGCAGGCCGGCGTCGATGCGGCGACGCAGCTCGTGCGCCAGGGCCAGCTCGCACAACAGGCGAATGGAAGCCAGCCAAGCTCAGCAGCAGTCACCGGCTGACGAGGCCACCCTCGCCGCGTTGGTCGTGCTCCTCCTCTCGGGGATGCCCGAGCCCGAGCTGACGCCGATCGCCGCCGAGGTGCTCGGGATCCCGGTCGCCGCCGTCGGCAGCGTGCTCGAGCTCCTGGCGCCGAACATCGAGCCAGACCTCGGCCAAATGCCGGCGAGCGCGTCCGGATGGGTTGCTCGCACCGCCTTCCCTCGCCACGCCGCGTACGTGGTGAACGCCGCCAAGCGACTCGCCAGCGACCCCTCCTCGATTACCGCCGAGCGCCGCTACCTCTCCCAGCACCTGGGCGCCGAGCGCGGGCGCCGAGAGGCTGCGGCGAAGGTGGACGAGCAGGCCGCGATCCACGGGCTGACGCTCGGCTGGTACTCCCGGCGCGACGACCATCCGACCGTGGGCTGCAGGGCGATGCACGGCCACAATTTCTCTGTGCTGGATCCGCCCATAGTCGAGGGCCGTCCTGCCTACCCCGGCACCGTCCATCCCTTCTGCAGATGCAAGCCAGGTGCGCCTCATCGGGTGGGCGTGAGGGAGCCAGCGGGTGTCCTCGTAGGGGCGTAGTATCCGCTGCATGGAGAGGCGCGACATCGCTCGGACGTTCGACGTGCCGCCGTGGCTCGTCGATTCCTCGGTCGTCCCTCCTCGCTTTCCCAGGCTGCGCTGGGCACTGCGACGGATCTGGCCTCTGTAGTGACCGTCTAGTGGCATAACGTCCGCCTCAAGCAGTACGTCTGGGTCCGCAATCAGACTGAGCGGCTGTGGACATCCTCCCCATAGAGCTCGTTCGCGGCGATAGCTGGTCCGGGTTCAAGGTGCGCTGGCGCGACACCAACGGCGACCCGGTCCCGCTCGCCTCGGCCCTGATGCAGGTCAGACTCAGCCCAGACGCCGATGAGGTGCTGCTCGAGCTCACCGACGGCGACGGCCTGACCATCGACAGTGATCAGTACGTCACCCCCGCGATTACGCCCGCCCAATCAGCGAACCTGCGCTCGGGCCACTACGACCTCCAGGTGACCTCGACCAGCGGCGGAGTTCTAACGCTGATCGGGGGCCCGGTCAAGGTCACGCCGGACGTCAGTCGATGACCGAGACGATCGAGGTCGTAGATCGGGTCGAGGTCGTCGAACGCACCGAGGAAGCCCAGCACGTCACCGAGCGCGTCGACGTTGGTCCGCCCGGTCCCGTGGGTCCAGAGGGGCCGGCTGGCGCTGACGGGGCCGATGGAGCGGACGGAGCGGATGGCGCCGTCGGCGCGACGGGTCCGCCGGGAGATCCCGGCCCGAAGGGTGACACGGGAGATCCGGGCGACGCCGGGCCCACAGGGGCGACCGGCGCGACGGGGGCAACCGGGCCGAAGGGCGACCCCGGCGACGATGGAGTGGACGGAGCCGACGGCGCTCCAGGGGCGACCGGCGCCACCGGGCCCGCTGGAGCTACCGGCGCCACGGGAGCGAAGGGCGACAAGGGCGATCAGGGAGATCCCGGCGCTGATGGCGCGGACGGAGCCGACGGGGCTCCTGGAGCCACCGGGGCGACTGGACCGGCTGGCGCAACAGGGGCGACGGGCGCAGCAGGCGCGACTGGCGCTCAGGGGCCGAAAGGTGACAAGGGAGACACCGGCGACCCCGGAGCAACGGGCGCGACCGGGCCAACCGGTGCGACGGGTGCAGCTGGGGCCACGGGAGCCACTGGGGCCGCTGGCGCTGACGGCAAGACGGTGCGCAGCGGCTCAGGAGCGCCGAGCTCCGGCCTCGGCGTGGACGGCGATCTCTACTACCGCACGGACACGACCGCGGTCTACGGGCCGAAGGCATCCGGGTCATGGGGATCGCCCACCAGCCTCATCGGTCCTACCGGAGCAACGGGCGCGACGGGCTCCACGGGTGCAACCGGATCCACCGGGGCGACAGGAGCCGCGGGAGCGGACGGAAAGACGGTGCGATCGGGCTCCGGCGCGCCCTCGGCGGGCCTCGGCGTCGATGGCGACTTCTACATCCGCACCGACAACAACTCGATCTACGGTCCAAAGACGAGCGGCTCCTGGGGTTCGTCCACGTCGCTCATCGGACCGCAGGGTCCGACTGGTGCCACCGGAGCGACGGGAGCGACGGGATCGACGGGAGCAACCGGCTCGACGGGCGCCACGGGGGCGGCTGGCCCGGTCGCCACTACCGGGACACGCGCCCTCCGGCTCGTCACGGCCTCCTCGACCGGCCAGCTTTGGTTCGAGACGAACACCGGCTTCGTGTACGTCGGCGACGGCGCGGGCGGTTGGGCCGAGTGGGATTGGAGTAGCGGCCGGGTCGTCAAGACCGCCGACGAGACGGTCAACAACTCGGCCACGTTCCAGCTTGATGACCACCTGTTCTGGGCCATGGCTGCGAACGAGGTCCACTTCGCGGAGTTTTTTCTGCTGACCCAGGGCGTGTCGTTGAACGCCGACATAAAGGTCCAGCTCTCCGTGCCGTCCGGCTGCACCTACCAGATCACCCGGTTCTCGAACATCGGCTCGGTCGGCGCGGCGACAACGCCAACGCTCGTCACCACGACCTCCATGAACTTCGGTCTGGACAACGGCATCTCGGTGACGGGCTTCGCGGCCTGGATCACGAACGGCTCAACAGGCGGCACGGTGACCCTCCAATGGGCGCAGAACACGGCGACGGCTGAGAACATCAAGGTGCTGACGAACTCGCACGTGAAGCTCAAGCGGCTCTTGTAGGGAAGGGGCGGTCAGGGAGGTAGCTGCTGTCCTCGTTGGGACGTAGTCTGCGGAGGATGGACGTGAAGCGCTGCACTGCCTGTGGCTCCGAGAAGCCATTGAGCGAGTTCTACTTCCGCACCGCCAAGGGACGGCGCTACCCGCAGAGCCAGTGCAAGGCGTGCTCGAAGGCGCGTCTCCGTGCGCACGGTCACGAGGCGGACGCACGACGCCGCGCTGAGCGAAAGGCCATGGGCGAGAGCCTGCGCCGCAGGGATGCATCGTGGCCGCCCGACGATGAGCTTGTTCGTCTCATGGCCGAAGAGCGGACATTCAAGGGCGTAGCCGGGCGCTGTGGGCAGAGCCGCGAGGCGCTACGGGACTTCCTGACGAGGCGCCCGCAGCTAGAAGCTCGGATGCGCGAGCACCTGGTCGAGCCGATGACGCCGGAGCAACGACAGGAGGCTGACCGGCGGTCGAAGCGCGAATATGGGCGGCGGCGATTCCTAGCCGACGAGACTGCGGAGACCTTCGCCAATATCCTCCGTAGCGACCCGTGCGCCTATTGCGGCGGGACCACGGAGCACGTTGACCACATCGATTCCAGGGCAACCGGAGGCAGTCTGGAGTGGTCGAATCTCACCGCGGCGTGCAGCTCCTGCAACCGCCGCAAACACAAGCGTCCGTTGCTCATCTTCCTTGCCCAGAGAGGAGGTGATCGAAGTGGGCAGCCAGTCCTCGCTTGACATGGCGCACGGCGTTCCGGCCCTGCATCCGGAGCGCAAGGGGCAGTTGAACATCTCCCCTCGCGCCAACTACATCGAGAAGCGTGGAGGGCTGCCCCCGTGACGTACATCAACTCTGTCGCCACGGCTTTGGTAAGAGGGGGCATGGCGCGATCGCGGGCGATCGCCTCGGCGATCAGCGGCGCGAAGAAGACGTGTTCGACCGGCCACTGGTTCGGGCGCCCGAGCCAACCGGTCTCGGACGCGATCAAGGGGGCGGCCTGCAATGCCGTCCGTCAGTGGGAGCAGCTGAAGGTGGCCACGTCGGTCTCCTCCGATGCCCGGCTGTCGATCGAGCTCGCTAGACGATGGGAGGACGAGGACTCGCTCCAGTTCGCCTGGCGCCGGCTGGAGGCCCGCGCGATCCTGGAGCTCGCGATCCCGAAGCCCCGCCGCGGTGGTCGCCTGCGCCAGCTGGTGCGCGCGGCAATCTTCGGCCCGCCCATCGACCTGGCGGCCCCCAGTGCCAGCGAGATGCGCAGCCAGGGCAACCGGATGGCTGCGTAGGCTGCCGGTCATGGCCAAGGCGAAGCTCAAGGACCCGTTCGGCACGCCGTGCCCGCACGAGAAGTGCAAGGCGAAGATCGTCCGGGTGGTCGGCGACCTGGACGAGGACCGGGTGCTGACTGCGCGCTGCGAGAAGGGCCACCGTGTCAAGGTGGATCGCAACACGCGCAAGCTCGAGCTGACGCCCGCGCCTGAGCCCGAGGCTGAGACGACCGGGCCTGAGGCAGCGCCGACACGCGCCGTTGCCGACGATGCCGCGTAGCGACTTTCGTCATCTCTAGCAAGTAGGGTCGATGCCACGATGCGCGGTGGAGCAGCCAGGCCAGCTCGTCGGGCTCATAACCCGAAGGTCCCGGGTTCGAATCCCGGTCGCGCTATTCCGCCTATGAAGATCACTCGCCAGCAGTGTGAGGACTGGTGTCGTGGGGCCGGTCTGACCCAGACAGGCATTGCTCCCGACGGCTCTCCGCTCTTCTCGGGAGTGATCGGCCGCCGAAGTCGATCGTCCTCCTCGCGAACGAGGACCGCCTAGAACCCCCTGCGGTCCCGGCGGTCCTTGGAGGGCGCCGCCCTCTCCGCCCCTGAACGACGAAGCCCCGCCGGAGCGGGGCAGTTTTTCCGTCGGGAGCCGAGATCAGACTCCTGCGTGGATGAAGAAACGCCGCTCCACTCTACTTGCCGTGGCGGTCGTTTCTGTGAGCGGCCACCCCGCCCGCCGACTCCCGCTGGCCTGACGCTACGGATCCCGAGTCGGTCGCTAGCCCGTTAGAGGGGCAACGGTCTTGCGCTGCGCGAAACAGAGGCAGTGCCGTGGGTGAGATGGAGCCAAGAGCTGGGATCGACGAAAGGGGGCATTGCGCTCTGGTTGCCCTAAGTAAGCGCCAGAGCCGGAGCCCAATCAGGGCGACGGCACCGAGTCCGTCGGTTGGCGGAAGCGGGCGATCCGAACGCGTTCCTACCTTCCCGATCGTGTCTAAGGCACTGCATCTCCCGTTCAGCGAGGGCAAGGCGCAGCAGGTCGGCAAGCACCTGTTCCGCAAGCAGCTCCTCCCGCTGAGCACCGTCGAGCACGAGGGCGAGAGGCTCGACTTCAACCAGGAGTACCTGTCGAAGCTGGTGGCGAACTTCGCCGCCGGCAAGCTCGACCAGGTGCCCTACGTCCTCGTCGACTCGGAAAACAAGCACGTCGATGACCCGGAGAAGTACCGGGGCGAGGTCAAGGCGATGGATCTGGCTGGCGATGGGCTCTACATCACCCTCGAGCTCTCCGAGGACGGGGCGAAGCTGGTCGACGACAACCCGAAGCTGGGTGTCTCGGCCCGCATCGATTGCACCGATCCCGAGGCACCGTTCATCGAGCACGTCGCCGGAACGCTCAACCCGGTGATCAAGGGAATGAAGCCCTGGGAGAAGGTCGCACTCTCCGACGCCGCTAAGTCGGCGGGAGTGATCGATCTGTCAGGGGAATCATTCTCCGATCCCGTGAGCGGACTCAGCGACACGGAGAAGGCCACCTTCCAGGCTCTGGCGAAGAAGGGCGGCAAGGAAGCGGCCGCCGCCCTCAAGGACGCCGACATCTCGGACGAGGAGATGGAGCAGGCTCTGGCCCGCATCCTCGAGGAGGAGGGCAAGGAGACCGAGCCCGGCAAGGTGAAGGAGGAGCCGGTCCCGGCGACGCTCTCCAAGGAAGACCGCGAGGCCATCGAGCTCGCGAAGTCCGACGCGAAGACTGCCCGCGAGCAGGCGGCCGCGGCGCGCGCCGAGCTCGCGAAGGAGCGCTACGAGGCCAAGCGCGACAAGCTTCTGGAGGCCGGTGTGCCTCCGGCCATCGTCGATCTCGCCGAGCCCGTCCTGAAGGGCGAGAAGGCGCAGATCGAGCTCTCGAACGGCACCAAGATCGATGCCCATGACACCGTCGGGAAGATCCTGGAGCAGTGCGAGGGCATGATCGACCTCTCTGAGCGGGGTCGCTCCGACGGCGAAGCCTCGAACGGCAACGAGGAGCTCCTGGACTCCTGGGAGCGCGACGACCCGCAGGGGTCGCGGCGCGCCCGCGAGAAGGAGAAGACGGCCAAGTGAGTGCCGTCAGCCCACAGTTCGGCGAGGGTGCAGCCCTCACCATCTCTTACACGCCCAACGCGGCGATCACCGGCGGCCAGTTGGTCGAGCGGATCAACGGCACCCGGTTGGTGCAGCCCGCCGGCGCGGCCTCGCTGAAGGTCTGCGGCGTCGCCCGCAAGGACGCTCTCGCCACCATCCTCTCGCCCGAGCAGGTCAAGGTCGGCGACGCGCTCGGCCTGCCAGTCTCCCGCTTCTGCGTCATCGCAGTCACCTTCGCCGCCGCAGCGAACCCGGGAGACAAGCTGATCGCGGCCGCGAGCGGCCAGGTCACCCCGCTGCCGGCGGTGGACATCTCAGACTTGGCCCACGCGGGCACCAGCATCACCAACACCCGGGCGATCATCGGTGAGGCGCTCAACGCGGTCTCGCTCGGTGCGGTCGGACTGGCGGTGATCTACTGATGCCTCCCGTACGCTGGGCATCCGCCGACTCCGGCCCCCGGATCACCGTCAACACGCTGCTCCGCCAGCCCACCCTGATCCAGGAGCGGATCCTCGACATCCTCGATCAGAAGTTCATCGCCGACCAGCTGCTGCGCGGCGGCGGGGATGCACCGGGCGGGGTCGTCCAGTACTTCGAGTCGCCGCCGCTGTTCGCGGAGAACGACCCAGAGATCGTCGCCGAATTCGGCGAGATCCCGGTCGCGATGACCGATGTCGGCGTGCCGAAGTTCGAGCCGACACGCAAGCGCGGCTTGAGCGTGGTCATCTCCGAGGAGATGCGCCGGCGCAACCAGATGGATCGCGTCAACAAGCAGATCCAGCTGGTCAAGAACACGGTCATCCGCGCGATCGACGGCACCTTCATGACAGCCGTCCTCGCCGGTGTGGATCCGAGCCACGTGATCCCGGCCACTGCGGCCTGGGACGCGCCCTCGGGTACCAAGATCCGCGCCGACATCGCCGCTGCCAAGCAGGTGATCGTGGACGAGAAGCGGGGCTTCAACCCCAACGCGATGGCGATCAGCCCGACACTGGCGACGATCCTCGAGGGCGCCGACGAGGTGAACCGGGTCTTCCAGGGGAACATCGCCTCAGACCGGCCCGAGCTGCTCGGCAAGCTTCCGCGTCAGGTTTCCGGCCTCGACGTCTACGTCTCCTACAGCGTCCCCGACGCGTCGCCCCTGATCCTCGAGGCGAAGACCATCGGCGCGATCGTCGATGAGCGGCCGCTGTCGGTTTCGGAGCTCTACTTCTGGAAGCGCGAGAACGAGGCATGGCGCTCGGACACCCTGCGCCAGTCGGCCGTTGCAATCGATGAGCCGCTCGCGATCGCTCAGATCACTGGAACGGTGACGCCATGAGCGTCTCCACGAAGACCTACGTCCTGACCGGCGCCCGCTACACGCGGATCACCGGCAAGGGCGACGACCAGGTGATCGAGCGCTTCCGCAAGGGCGACCTGGTGGAGCTCTCCGACAGCGAGTACGAGCGCCTGCAGAAGGCTTTCGAGCTCCCCGGCGAGTCGCAGCGCAAGCGTGCCGAGGCCCTGCGGGCGGAGGCAGAGCGACTCAACGCCGAGGCCGACGCCATCACCGGCCAGGCCGAGGAGCACGACGCTGCGGTGGATCGGGTCGAGTCCGGCAAGCCGGCGGTCGATGATGACCTCGACTCGCTGACGAAGAAGGAGCGCCAGGGGCGTGTCAACGAGCTCGGCCTGCAGGTGACGGGCACCGGCAAGGACGGCAACGTGACCTCCGACGATCTCCTCAAGGCTCTGCGCGAGCACGCCGCGTCCTCGCCTCAGGAGTAACCCACATGGCCGCCTGGTCGGCCGATAGGGGCGAAGGCTGATGTCCCTCTACGCGACCGTCAATGACGTCCGCACCGCTCTTGCTCCCGATGGCGACTTCGACTCGCCCGCGACCGCTGCCTCGCTCGAGGACGCTCAGCTCACCGACGCTCTAGTGGAGGCGAGCGCAGAGGTGGACGGGATGGTGAAGGGGGCGCCGTTCGCCGACGTCCCGGTGGTCATCCAGGGGATCGTCCGCGACGTCGCCGCCTACCTGGCCACGCTCACGCATCGCCAGGGAAACCCGGTGCCCAACGAGCATCCGGTGGCCCTGCGCTACAAGCGCGCCGAGGCCCTCCTGGCGGCGGCAGCCTCGGGCAAGCTCGACCTGACCCAGGAGGTCGAGGAGGAGGCGCGGCCAGGAGGCGTCGCCGTCGTGAACCCATACGAAGGATCACTCTTCACGTTCGAGGACCTCGGTCTCGGGCCAATGCCACCTGACGCCTTCCCTCCATGGGTGCGCTGATGGCCGTCGGCGACGAGATTCCCTGCTTCTGGCTCACCTACGCCGACCCGCTCCTGCACCGCGTCTATGACGACGACGGCAATGTGCTCGCCGACGAGGTCGACTTCGACGAGTGGAAGGAGGGCCGCGAGTGGCGCTCCGCCTCACCGATCATGGTCGCGCGCGACGGCCGCCGCGGCACCCTCAAGGACTTCGGGCCCGGCGCGATGTACGACGCCACCACCCACCCGAAGCAGGGTGACATCTATGGCGACATGATCGGCCCCGACGGGCGCTGCCTAATGGTTTTCCTCCCGGGCAAGGGCCACAGCTGGTACGTCGACGGCACGGCGAAGAGCGGCGGCAAGTGGGAGCGCACCGGCGACCCGACGTCGGACCCGCCGACGGTCACCGTCACCCCCTCGATTCTGACCCCCGACTACCACGGCTTCCTCACCTCCGGCGTGCTGCGGGAGGCCTGATGGGCGGCTTCGCGGAGGGCACTCGACGCCTCCAGGAAAAGGTCGGCGACGGCAAGATCATCGGCCGGGTCAGCTTCAGTCCGGACAAGATCGCCGTGCCCCAGGAGCGCGGGACCTGGTTCAGCGGCCCGAACGCTGGGGTGCTGATTCGCAACTACACGACCCCCGGCACTGGCGCCCACTACATGGAGAACTCGCTGCTGGAGAACGCAGAGCGCTACTTCGCCGAGATCGCCAGGGACGTGATCGAGCAGGGCGCCAGGGCGCCGATGGAGCGCGTCACGCATGATCTCCTGGGCGAGGCCCAGCGCCGGATACCGCGCAAGACAGGCCACCTGGCGGAGTCTGGCGAGGCGAGCGTGAGCGAGGAGTTCGCCGGTGCTCTCCTCGGCTGACGTCGCCGCCTACCTGGCCACGAAGGGGATCACCGCCGAGATCCGCTTCGAGGGTGATCTGCCGGGGATGCCGGACGAGGTGGTGGTGCTTGAGCTCCCACCGGCGCTCTCACCCACCTACGAGCAGCAGTTCGACCGTCCGGCGGTGCGGGCGCTGGTGCGCGGCAAGCAGTCCGATCCCGGCTCCGCTGAGGCGCTGATGAGTGCGGTGGATGCGGCGTTCCTGGACCCGGTGCCGCCGCTCGTGATCGGCGGCAGGCACGTGACCAACATCCAGCAGTTCGCCGGCCCCGGCTTCGTGGGACTCGACGATCCGTCCTCGCGCAGGGCCGTCTTCAGCGCGACCTACGTGCTCGAAATCGCCCGCACGCCTATCTCGGCGTAGCGGAAGCGGTCTATCGGGAATGGCTGGCAGCCTCCCGGGCGTGCCTGATTCGGGCGACAGCGGCAAGGTGAAGGTCGAGCTGGGCTACCCGGTTGACAGCTTCGAGCACGGCATCAGGGGCCTGGAGCCCAGTGTGCTCGTTCGCGGGGAGCCTGCCGAGGTGACCAAGAGCCAGCTCGAGAAGCTCCGCGAGGTGGCTGAGGCGAACCGAGTGCCGCTTGAGGAGGTTGATAGCTGATGCCTGCCGCCACCCCGATGCCGGGCACCATCCACCGCGAGAATGTGCTCGTTGGTGGGGGCCAGCTGTGGCTCGCTCCAGTCGGAAGCTCTTTCCCCGCCGACGACGTGACGATCACCACGCCCTTCGTCTACTCAGGCGCCACCCAGGAAGGCGTCACCCAGTCGTTCACGCAGAACACCAACGACATCAACGTCGACGAGCAGGCTACCCCCGTTAACACCCCGGTTCAGACGACCGACCTCAACTACGCCACGGTCCTCTCCGAGGACACGCTCGAGACGATGAAGCTCGCCTTCGGCGGCGGAACGATCGCCGTCGTCGCGGCCTCCACGGGCGTGATGGGCAAGCGCACCCTCACCCTCGCCTCCAAGCTGGACCAGCTGGCGCTGATCTTCGAGGGCATCGGCCCCGCCGGCTTCTATCGCCGCGTTCAGGTCCCGATCGTCTCTTCGACCGCCAACGCTCAGGTCGCCTATCGCCGGGCCGCGGATGCCCGCCGTTACGCGGTCACCTTCCGCGCGCTCGTCGATCCAAGCAACATCGCCATCATCGAGAAGACGGCGAACGCCCTCTAGCGTGAAATGCGGGCTTCGACCCGCCACGCTCGTGCCACTGGCCGGTCTCGGCCCGCACTAATCCTCGCCGCCCCGAGCGGCCTACATATGGAGGTTCCCCGATGGGATTCGATGCCGCCAACGCGGTAACGCCGCTTGACTACGACCTCAGCGCCTACAAGGGCGAGGACGGCAAGCCACTGTCCAAGGGCACGATCCCCGAGCCGTCCCGCGCGAAGCTGGACGCCTTCTGGGAGGGTCGACGCCAGGTCCTCGCCGACGCGGGCATCGACCTCGCCGAGCTCGAGGGCTTCGATCCCCTGGATCCCGACAGCCGCGCGGAGCTGACCAAGAAGTTCGCCTCGATCCCGGACGAGAAGCGAAAGGCGATGGCGCCGGCTCAGCTAAAGCACGTGGCGGCCGTCTGCTCCAACACGCCCTCCGAGCAGGAGATCAAGGCGCTCCCCGGGCGAGTCCAGGACGCCTTCATCGGCTGGCTGATGGGGTTGCTCTCAAACCCTACGCCGTCCAGCGATACGAGCGACTGAGCGGAGGGCCGGATGCGAGGGAGCGTCGCTACGCACTCCGGCGCCTGCTCCACCAGGAGATCGGCATGACGCTCGAAGCCGTCAGGGCCCTTCCCTGGCACGAGCACGACTCGATCATGGAGCAGCTGCTCGCCGATACCGACGAAGGCGGATCGCCCGGTGACGGCTCCCTGGCCAGCCTCGGCGAGCTGGGGTTCAACGTGAGGCAGGTGCCGTAGATGTTCAGGGCAGGGGATGTCGAAGGAACCCTGACCCTCGACCGCACCCCGTTTAACCGCGGGCTGGATATGGCGCGTGCCGATGCCGGGCGCTTCGCCCGCGAGAAGTTCACGGCGACGGTCGACCTGGACACCGGCAAGGCATCGCTCGACGCCGACCGCCTCCAGGGAAAGCTCGACTCCCTCGACACCACCGCCAACGTAGACCTGGACATCTCCGCCGCGATGGCGAAGGCCGAGCTCCTGAAGCGCGAGGTCGCTTCGATTGGTGGGGCCGGGGGAGTGGGAGGCATCGGTGGGACCGGAGGAGGCGGCGGCTCGTCGGTGTTCGGCTCGGGTGGCTTCTTCCAGGGCTCGTTCCTCGCCAAGGCAGCGGGGGCTGGTGCGCTGTTCGCGCCCACCATTGGGGCATCAGCCCTTCAGGGCGTCCTCGGGGCCGGCGCACTCGGACTCGGGGCGGGAGCGGCGGCAGGGGTAGGCGGCGCCGGAATCCTCGGCGCGGCAAAGCCCGCCGTCACCGCCCTGGGCAACGTGACCACCGCGCAGAAGAACCTCAACACGGCGATCGCCACCTACGGCAAGGACTCCGCGCAGGCGAAGACTGCGACCCTCGCGCTGAGCGCCGCGCAAGCTGCGCTCCCCGACTCGGGGCAGAAGGTCGCTCGTTCCCTCGCCGACATCCAGACTCGTTGGGCCCACCTCTCGATGCCCGCCCAGAACCAGTTCTTCGGGCTCCTCAGCGACGGCCTTCACGCCGCCGAGCAGCAGCTGCCGATGTTCGCCCACTCGGCCGAGACCTCGATGGGCGCCGCCCGGGGAGCGATGGATCACTTCTTCGCGGTCCTGAAGACGCCCGACTTTCACACCTTCGTCCAGACGATGACCCAGACCTTCGCCCAGGGCATCGGCCCCTTCGAGCGGGGCATCGAGAACATCGGCCATGTTCTGGAGCGAATCGCGGTCGCCTCGGCGCCGGACGTGCTGCGGATGCTCCAGGGCTTCCAGGACGTGACGCACGGCTGGGAGCAGTCGACGCAGAACGCCGCCAGCCTCCAGCACAACGTCCACCAGACCGTCGAGCAGTTCGGGGAGTGGTTCCACCTTGCCTCCGCTCTGGGGCACGTCCTCTCGGCGCTGTTCCTCACCAACACCCGCGGGGCCCGTGAGGGCGGCCACGCGATCCAGGGGATGGCAGACGGCCTCAACAACTGGGCCAACTGGATCGACCACCACCACCACGAGGTCAATCAGTTTTTCATCAACGTCCTGCACACGGTTGAGATTCTCGGCTCGGCGCTCGGCAACTTCGCCCAGACCATGGAGCCGCTCTCGGTGGCGATCGTCCCGGTGTCTGCGGCGATTCGCGACACCCTCAACGCGCTGAACTCGGTCAAGGTGGGGAACATCTCGGCGCTAACGGCGCTGATGGTCGCCTGGAGCGCGACGCGCTTCGGTGGCGGCCTCGGGGGGGCGGCCGGTGGTGCTGCAGAGGCGGGCGGGGTCGGGGCGCTGCTGGCGCGGCTCGGCGGCGGCTCGCGGCTTGCCGGTGGCGGCGCCGTCGCCGCGGCGGGCACCGCGGTCCTCGGGGGGATCGCTACCGGCAAGGACATCGCAGGCGGTTCGGTCGGGCACGCGGTTGGTGATATCGGCTTGCACCTGGCCCTCGGCCCGGGTTCATTCGTTGCCCGTGGCTTGCGGCAGCTCCCGCTCCTCGGCGGTGCGATCGGCGGTGTCGAGGACAAGGTTTCCGGCCTCGCCCATCAGGTCCCGGTGCTCGGTGGGGCCTTCGATGACCTCTTCGGCTCCGGGGGCTCGGTGGCACAGGCCAAGAAGACCATCTCCACCTTCGCCGACGGAGTCCACGGCGGCAATCGGGCCGTCTTGTCGATGCAAAAGCAGATCGACGGCCTGTCCACGAAGTCGGCCTCGGACGCGATCAACTCGCTCAAGGACCACTACGGCTCCCTCGTCAACGCGGGGCACCACATGTCGGCGCAGCAGCGCAAGGTGTGGGAGGACATCGCCATTCAGGCGCGCGATTCCGGCGACATCACCCAGACCCAGCTTCAGCAGCTCACCAGGGCGTTCTCCAACAACAGCCAGCGGTGGCAGGCTCAGATGGAGGCCGCCGCCAAGGTCACCGGCCAGTCCACCCACTCGATCGCCAACTCGGTCGGGGATTCCGCCGTCCACGTCTCGAAGACCTACGACGGCATGGTCCACGTCGTCGGCGGCGGCCTTAATTGGCTCACATCGAACACCTCGAGGGCTGCGCAGGCGATGGGTGTGAAGCAGTCGATCCAGTTCCACGCCGACCCCCAGGCGATGCACGGTCCCGTGGGCACTCGTGCTGGCCTTGCGCTAGGCGGCTTCGTCCCCGGCTACAGCCCCATCGATAACTACCAAATCGGCGTGCGCGGCGGCGAGGCGGTCCTGCGACCTGAGGATCACGTCCCAATCGTCTCCTCGGCGCTGCAGCACACCTACGGCTTCGGATTGGGTGACCTGTTCAACCGCACCGGAGCAAGCAGTTCCCTCGGGTTCGCCAAGGGCGGGGCGGTCAACTTCGACGGGCACCCCACGAACGTCGTGCCCGCCGTTCGCTCGGCCATCGGGCTCATGGAGCAGCACTTCCCCGGCCTCGCGGTGACCGCGACCACCGATGGCACCCACGTCGCCGGGTCCTACCACTACCAGGGCAAGGCGGTAGACATGGCCTCGAGCGACTACGGCTACATGGACAAGGCGGCGGCATGGGTCAAGTCCTCAGGTCTTTACAAGTCGCTTCTGGAGGGCATCCACAATCCGAACCTCGCCGTTTCCAACGGGCAGATCTTCTCCGGGGCTGGTCCATTCGGCGCGGTATGGGCCGAGCACCTGAACCACATCCACCTTGCTCTGGACAGCCTGGGCAAGGTCGCCGGTGGAGTCGCCGCGGTGCAGCGACTGAAGCGACTGATCCTGCACCCGCACAACAACATGGAGGGGCGCGTCGGCCAGGGCGCGCTGGACAAAGTCTGGCACGCGGCCAACCATTGGCTCAGCCAGCACTCGCAGGCTGCGAGCGCTCTCACTGGCATCGGCGAGCGCGGTGCGCCTATCAAGGGACTGCCCGCGAGCCTGCAGAAATACAACCGCCAGTACCCAGACAGCGGTGTAAGCGGTGGCGCGACGATGCCGTTCAACAAGATCGCCGAGCTGGCGGAGTGGGTCGGGCGGGGCCGTATCCCAGGAGTAACGATGGCCCAGGTGACCAAGGGCGAGTCAGCGATGGCCCCTGGCGCCCATGGCCACGATCCCGGTGGCACCGAGGGCTACGGCCTGTGGCAGATCACGACCGGCTTCAACGACGCGCTGATCAAGCGCCTCGGCGGCACCGGCGCGATGCTGAACCCGGTCATCAACGCCGAGGCGATGGCGTCGATCTACGGTGGGCAGGGCCTCCGTGCCTGGTACGGGACCAGCTTCGTCACCGACCCCAACGCCCATTACACCGGGCCAATGAAGCACGGCGGCGGGATGATCCCTCCCTTCGGCTCGGCCAAGGTCCACCCCCCGGAGATTCTGGTGCCCGGAGGCCAGCACGGCGTTGGCGTCGTCTCTCAAGAGGACACGATGCGAGTGCTTCGCCGCGCAGCCCAGGGCGGCGGACACAGCGGCTCGGGTGGCGGCGGCTTCGATGTCGACGTGCATATCCACGGCGATGTGATCTCCGACCGTCCCGATCCGGTGGAGGTCGTGATCCGTTCCCGCCGGGCCCACCAGTGGGCGGCTGATGTCGCCAACGAGGAGATCGACGGCTATGACAGCCACGCCAAGCAATTGGATCGGATGATGCGATGAGCACCACGGTCACCGCACGCGCGCACGTCGATAGCTGGGTCGAGCACGACTCTCCGGGCGCCAACCACGGCCAGGGCTCGAAGATTCGCCTGCGCGCCGACGACACCGGCCACGAGCGCCTGGGCCTGGTCTTCTTCGGCCGCCCCTTCCCCCCCGGCGCCACGATCCGCTCGGCGACCCTGACCGTCTACCTGAAGGGGGCGGCGTGGAGCGGCACCCACACCATCCGGGTGAAGCGGATCACCGACTCCTGGAAAGAGAACCACGTCACGTACAACAACCAGCCGAACGTGGCCGGGGCGAACTTCGGCTCGCTCGTGGTCGTGGACGGCAACGATGGCGACGCGGCCGAGATCGACATCACCGACCTCTTCGCCGATGTCTCAGCGGGCGACGACTACCACGGCCTCCAGCTCTCGATCTCCGAGGACTCTGCGGTGGCTCTCTACTCCTCGGAGAGCCCGAAGGCCGACACCAACCCGACGCTCGAGGTCGAGTGGACGGAGGCGCCCTACCCGCCCTCGAACCTCCAGCCGGCGGGCGACCTGGCCGTCTCCAGCGCCACCACGAGGCTCGCCTGGCGCTTCTCGGACACCCTCGGCTCCACCAAGCAGTCGGCGAGCCAGGTGCAGATCTCGACCTCCTCGTCGTTCGCCTCGCCCGTGTATGACTCGGGCAAGCAGACCAACGTGCGCCATGAGTGGAACCTGGCGGGCGAGTACACGCTGGTGGATGGCACCACCTACTGGTGGCGCTGCCGGGTCTGGGACGACTCCAACCTCGGCTCCGGGTGGTCCGACGCGGCGCAGTTCCAGCGCGCGATCAAGGGCACGCTGACGATCACCAACCCGCCCGCGGGGCCCGGCAACCAGGTGGACGATGTGACGCCGCCGATCACCTGGGATTCCTCGGTGGATCTCGATCGCGTCCGCCTGTTGCTCGACGAGGTGAAGCCGAACGGCAGCCTGGTCGAGCTGTGCGAGTTCCCCGAGCAGAAGGTCGAGGCTGGCTTCAACACGATCACGCTTGAGAAGCGAAAGCACGGCAAGGTCGAGGCGCTGATCACCTCGGGGAAGACCTACCGGGTCAGGCTCTTCGGCTGGGACACGGTAGATCGCCAGTCAACGCCCGGCGACCCCGATTTCATGTTCGCTCAGCGGGACTTCACCTACGCTCGCGACGGCACCCCCGCTCCGGTCGCCACTCTGACCGCGACGCCCCTCGGTGCCGCGGTCGTCCTCCACTGGACGCGAACGGCCGCACCCGATTACTTCTCGCTCCGTGTGGATGGGGTGGAGGTGCTACCCCGGATCGACCCCGACGACGTGATGGTCTCCGCGGGCGTCTATCAGATGCGCTGGTGGCGGGCGATCTCGGGCGTCTCCCACACCTACGAGGTCGAGGCGGTCGTGATCCAGACCGGTAAAAAGCACCACTCCTCCGGTAACCCGACCGCCAACGCGACCACCAAGGTCACCGGCAAGTACCTGGTGGACGAGGACGACGACCTCTTCATCTTCATCGAGGGCGCCGAGCAGGCCAGTCTCCCGATCGCGGAGTCGGGGACCAGCTTCCGCCTGCCCGGCAACCGCAGGCCGGTGAGGATCACCGACTCGATCGGCGGCCATGAGGGAACGGTGAGCGGCGTGCTGGAGCCGGGCGGCGAGAACGACTTCCTGGAGCTGAAGGGTCGCGTCAACTCGACCTTCCGATACATCCAGTCGAAGATGAACATCCCGGTCGAGATGGGGGAGGGCGACGTCTCGCCCGACTCCTCGCGGATCGGCAACTTCTACACCGTCAGCTTCGACGTCGCCCAGGTCGATGAGTTCTTCGAGGCCGAGGGCGTCGAGGGGTTGGCGAGTTGATCCACTTGCCGATCGACAAGCAGCTCCGCGACGCCCTCTGGGAGACGCTCACCGTCTCCCACCGGATTCGGGTGAAGACCCACATCCACGACCACAACGAGAAGCGGGTCTCTTCGTTCACCTTCGACGACGGCGGCCCGAAGCTCGTAGACGGCTCGGTCCAGGTGGACATCACGGCGGACGTGAAGCGCTCGCTCTCGATGACGATCATCGACCCCAACGGGATCCAGTTCATCCCCGACTCACCCGCCCACGGCGCGATCTTCACCGGTTACTTCATCAGCATCGAGTATTCGGTCTATGTGCCGCCCTTCGGGCTTCATCCGAGCGACGACCTCTACCCCTCCGACGACCTCTACCCCGACACCCCGACCGCTCGCGACCCCGGGGTCTGGGTTGATATCCCGGTCTTCTGGGGCCCGCTGACCTCGTTCGAGCAGGCCGGTGCCGAGATCACGATCGAGGCCCAGGGGAAGGAAGCGCTGGCGCTCGATCCCCACTTCGCCATCGAGGGCTACACCCTGCACAAACACGACCGCACCGACGACGCGATCCGCGAGGTGATGAACCGGATCGGCGAGAACCGCTTCCAGATCCCGGACCTTCCCTGGAGGCTGAAGGAGAACCGCGCCGTTCATCCCACCGAGGAGCCCTGGAAGGTGTTAAACGGCGGCACCGACACCAGCGGCAAGCACGTCGCCGGTCTCATCCACCGCACCGGCAAGCACCCCCATTTTTGCTACTACGACGGCCTCGGGCGCCTGCGCGTCAAGCGCGTCAACAAGGAGGCCGTATTCACCTTCGATTCCTCGGTGATGACCTCCCAGCCCACCTTCACCTGGGACGCGCTCAACTTCGCCAACACCTACGAGGTCCACGGGCAGCAGCCGAAGGGCAAGGGGAAGAAGCGCGCCCAGGCCCGGGTCAGCCTCCCGGCGCACCATCCGCTCTCCCCGCAGGCCCTGGCCCGCAACGGCAAGCCCCGCTACATGATCCGCCATGTCAACGCGCCGAACCTGAAGACCAACGAGGACTGCCGCCAGCGCGCCTTCCACCTGCTGCGCCAGCACTCGGAGATCGGGGTCGACGTCGCGGTGGAGAGCTTGCCGATTCCCTTGCTCGAAGAGGGCGATGTGGTGAAGGTGAAGACCGGCGACACCTTCGCCATCAAGATCCCCCTGCGCCAGTTCACGATCCCGCTGGTCGCCGACACGATGACGATTGGCGACACCAAGCGGGTGAAGACGACGAAGCGCAACCGTTGGGCCGGGCCCGGTGGTCCGGGTTCCCACGGCGGCCGCCCGGGCGGTCACGGCGGCCGGGGTCACGGTCACGGTCATGGTCGTGGCCATGGCCACGGTGACGGCAATAAACACCACGGTCACAAGCACCACCACCGTGGCTCTCAGTACGGGGGTCAGGGGTGAGAGCTCGCGTGGTCAACGTCGGCGAAGTCCAGCTCGGCTCAGAGCTGGACGTGGCGGTTTCCGCAGGCGCCACGGCAATCACCGTCTCCGATCTCGAGGCGATGGACTGGGGCACCGACCGCCAGCTCCAGATCGGTCCCGACGCAGGGCCGCAGGAGATCGTCGCCTACTCGATCCCGGCCGCCGAAGACCCCAGCTCGGACGAGATCGACCTTGACGAGACCCCGGACGCCGAGGGGGGAACGGTGGACCTCGGCGCCGCGCTCTTAAACGCCTACGCCGTGGACACGCCGGTCCGCCTCTACCCGCCGACCTATGAGCGCATGGTCTACTGCATCCCCGAGGGCCAGTACGAGGAGATCGCGGCGCGGGTGCCGGACAAGCTCCTGACCCGCCTGCTCACCCGCACTCGCGACGACGCGACCTCCGAGACGGTGGAGATCGAGATCCGGGATGACGCCTGGGTGGTGGCGGACGTGGTCGGCGACTACCCCGCCACCGACGCCTCCTACATAATCCCGTTCACCCTGCCGACCGCGGTCGGGCCGAACTCCCCCAGCTCCGGGAGCGATGTCGCGACCTTCTTCGCCGAAGCCTGGACTGCGCCGGGGAACGTCGCCACGAGCGACGATACCTACGCCCACGCGGTCGGCACCGGCATCTCAGATCCGCCCACTCCGGGGAATACCGGCTTCAAGTACCCGGCCGACGCAGAGGACGACCCCGCGGTCGGGTCGCAGAACTGGGGCGCGATGAGCGCCGCTCTGGGCGCACCTGACGATATGGGCGCGAGCGCCGATGCTCCTTCCGGGCTCAACACGCACTACCTCAAGCTGACCGACTTCGGCTTCAACGTGCCGGTTGGCGCGACGATCACCGGCGTCCAGGCCACGATCATTCGACGCAACGGCTCGAGCAGCGGCTTCGGTGGCAGCGGCGGTGGCGGTGCGGTCATGGACAACCTGGTGAAGCTGGTCAAGGGCGGGTCGATCGTCGGCACCGACCACTCGAACCTTGTCCACTGGCCCGCTGATTTCACCGGCATCAGCTACGGCGGCACGGCTGATATGTGGGGAACGACGTTGACCGATACGGACGTCAACGCCTCGGACTTCGGCATCGCCATCAGCGCCGACGAGGATGCGGGCGGCCAGGCCCGGATCGATGCGGTGAGACTTAAGGTGAGTTACACGACGCCAGCCGTCACGGCCCGTTCAAAGACCCACTTCCTCTCGGCCACCGACTTCGGCTTCGCGATCCCCGACGACGCCTTGATCACCGGGATCACCGCGGTCATCGAGCGCCATGCCTCGGCGAACGCGGGCGATGACTACGCGGTCGACAACGACGTGCGGCTGCTGAAAGGTGCCAGCACCCCCACCGCCACCGACAACAATGCGAGCGACAAGAAGTGGCCAACCTCGGACACGGCGGCGATCTACGGCGGCGATCTCTGGGGCACCACGTGGTCGCCCGACGAGATCAACGACCCGGCCTTCGGGGTCCTGATCTCGGCCGATGTCAATAACGGCGTCACCGCCTATGTGGACCACATCGGGGTCACGGTCTACTACGTCGAGGCGAGCTGATGACGGGAGCGAGACGAGTAAGCCATGAGGGAATCTAGGGCGCGGTGAGCGACGACTTCACAAAGGTCTGGTACCCCGGCCCCGGTGGCGGCACGCGGATCAACGCCGATGCCCTCAACGACCTCGAGGCGCGGCAGGAGGCCAGGGTCGCCGCCGCGATCGGCTCTGGGGTCGAGCTCGGCTACACCGAGACGGAGGACTTCGGCGGGGCCGGGAGCTTCACCACGAGTTCGGTTGCCAGCACCGGCGTCGCGGTGCCCGATCTGGTCGTTGGCTGCGTGGTCGGGACCAGGCCGATCATGATCCGCATCTTCGCCGACGCCTGGAAGTCGACCGCGAACATCGCGGGCGAGCTGATCCTGGTTGAGGACAGCGTTCGCATCGGGCTCATCGCGTCCGTCTCGGGCGGCGAGTTCTCGGACCTGAACGCCGTCCGGCGACTGAACCCGGCTGCGGGTCCGCATACCTACTCGCTCCGTGCGAAGAACGTGGTCTCGTCCGGGACGCCGACGATGACGATCGTTGCCGGTGACGGCACGGACACGAACAATTCGCCCGCTGCAATCCAGGTCGTGGAGGTCTGAGATGCCCGATACGAAGCTCTACAACCTCACCACGCTCGGGGTCGGTGGGATCGCCGATGGTGACTACATGGAGCTTCTCGACGTCTCCGACAACGCCATGGGAGCGGGAGCGCCGCCCGGGACGAACAAGAAGGTCCTGGTTTCCACGCTGCGGTCGAAGATCCTCGCGGGTGTCTACGTCGCGGGCGGGACCGAGGTGGCGGTCGCGGACGGCGGCACCGGGGCCAGCGACGCGGCAACCGCGCTGGCGAACCTGGGCGCTGCCAATGACACGGCCGTGATCCACAACGCGCTCGGGACGGCGAAGGGCGATGTAATCGGCTACTCGGCTTCCGGGACTCCGGTGCGGGTGCCGAAGGGCAGCCAGAACGGAAAGGTGCTGGCCACGGACTCGGCGGCGAGTCCGGGCGTCAGCTACATCCACCAGTTCGCGAAGACGACGCATGCGGCTCGACTCGCTGCTGGTCCGTCCGGCCTGACGCAGCTCATCCTGGAGACCGACACGGGGCAGGCCTACCTCGACGCGCTCGGGTCGCACCTAATCTGGCCTGGGGTCGGCATGCTCGGCAAGACGGCTGACGAGACGGTGACGAGCTCGACTACCTTGCAGGACGACGACGCGCTCACGTTCCCGGTTGAGGCGAGTGAGATTTGGCAGTTCGAGGGGGCGGTGGTTTTCACGATGGCCAACGCCACGATGGACCTCAAGTGGACGATTGCCGGTCCCACGTCTCCGACCACCGCCCTCTTCTGGCGTCGCCCCCTGGAGTACCCGGCTCCTGGCGTAGGAGCGGTCCCTGCAACGCCGACACAGGCATTCGCCGCGGCACAGACGCAGGGCGGTGGAGCCAACGCCACAATCGGCATCGTGGTCGAGTTCGCGGGCTACATCGTCAACGGGTCCAACGCCGGGAACGTACGGCTCCAATGGGCGCAGAACACCAGTGACGCGGGCGCGTTGAAGGCGCTCAAGGGCTCCTGGATCAAGCCGAGCCGCATCGCCTGAAATGGCCACGCGGCTCCTGTCAAACGGCAGCAAGCGGCTGCTGGAGGACGGCGGCTCGTTCCTGCTCGAGGGAGAAGTGGCGGGGATCGCGCGGCGGCCTGCTGTCGCGTCGTTCCGCCGCCTCGGCCCGCTGCCCGACATTACGGCGCACATGCTGCTCATGGCCCGAATGGACAAACCCCAGGTGAGGCCCCTGGCCACGAACCACCAGGTCGTCTACATGCCCGGTGGCGGTGGCCTGGAGGACAGTTGGATGACCGACACGTCCACGAACCCGGCAGGCCCCGATGACGTGCTCCGCGACTGCACCGATCGTGGCGTCCACCGGCGTCGCATCGTCAGCCTCCCGACCGACTACACCTGGGGCGACGCCGAGATGAACACGCGTGTGGACTCGATGCTCGCGTTCTGCGAGGCGAACTACCTGTTCAGGCCGCCGTACCACCTGGTCGGCGCTTCGATGGGAACGCTCTGCTGCCTCAACTGGGCGGTGCGGAACCCGACGAAGGTGGCGTCGGTGTCCTTGATGCTTCCCCTGGTCAACCCGCAGCTCCTGGACACGGATGGGCGGCTCACCGGGGGCGGCCACCACGTCTATGCGCCACCGATCATCCTGCCCCACGTCGCTTACGGCGGCGCGGTGCCCAATGCCTACAACCCGCTCTCTCGGGCCTCGGACTTCACCGGCCTCGGGATCAAGATGTGGGCGTCGAACGACGATGAGGTCTGCTTCATCTCCGAGGCGACGAGCTTCGCGGCGGCCAACGATGCGGTCCTCCACAACATCGGCAACCAGGGCAACACGCTGATCTACGGCCACTCGCTGTCGAGCGGCTTCGTCGCCTCCGAAGTCCACGACTGGCTGATCGCCAACGACTAGCGGGAGTGAGAAGACAAAGGCGCTGCGTAGTGTTGCTCCCGATGGCGAGCGACGTAACGCTAAGCGCAGGCCTATGTGCGGATTGACCTCGATACGCGGCTCTCGGTCGCCTTCATCGTCGGCTGGGGGGTCGTAATTGGCTCAGGTATCGCGAACCTCGTTGGGTTCCACATTGACGCTGCTGTCGTGGGTGCAGCCGGCACGGCGATCGTTACCAGTCTGGGTGCTGGGTTTATCCGAGGGACCTCCCAAGATCCTCCTATGGAGCCGCCAGACGCCCCGCAAGAGGATCGTCCAGGTCCAAAAGCGGACGAAAGAGCCTGAAGACAAGGACTGGACCGTCTTCCACGCAGAGGGGCCGACGTGGCTGCTCCTCTTCGTCCTGTTCGCGAGCATCGCGACCGTGGTCCTACTGGCGATCGTGTTGAGCCAGCAATGAACGACTGGATCGAAAGGCAGGGTTGGCGGATCGTCCTCGCGCTGGCGATCATCGACATTGTCACCCTCGCGATCACAGGAGTGATCGCGCTCAACCAGGGCGCCGCGATCGACAAGGCCAACAACGCTGCTATGGAGGCCAAGCACTCTTCGCACCAGGCCAACCACGCGATCAAGCAGGTGAAGATCCGCGTGTGCCATAACTCAGCCGCCCTGATTCAGACCGACAAGCGCCAGATCGAGGGCTATAACCGCCAGCTCGCCCAGGTCTCGGTGGAGTCCGTGCAAGCGTTCCTGCCGAACCTGACGACCGCTCAGGCTCAGGCGATCGTGGATCAGCAACGAAAGCAGTTCAACCAGGGCAAGGCGTCGGCCTACCGAGCAATCCACGACCTCTCGAAGAACTGCTCGGCGAAGCTGCTTCAGCTTTAGAAGCGGTAGCGACGCGACCACCACGCGCACGACTCTGTGCGTGTGGCGAAGTACGAGATTTACGAGGACTCCGCCGGCGCCTGGCGCTGGCGCCTGGTCGCTGACAACGGCGAGATCGTCGCCCAGTCCGAGTCTTACCCGTCCAAGGACCACGCTCAGCGCGGCGCTGACGACGCCGCCAACGTCTCCGAGGAGGCGTCGAGCGATGAGTAAGTCAGGCCCGCAGCAGCGATACAAGTGGGGCGGATTCGGGAGCGTGTGGCGCTGGGCCAAGGGACACCTCTCACGCTGGGTCCAGGCGCTCCATTGGGCGCGTCGTCGGGCCAAGGACGATCCGAAGTTCGAGAAGCCCAAGAAGGTCTACGGCCGCAAGGTGCGCAAGGGCCGCAAGCGCAAGCACGACGACCAGGGCGGCTGGCCGAAGTCGATGCACATCACCGAGCTCTTCAACAACGACAACGGCCTCCACAACCACGTCCACGTTGCATCCACCGACCGGGACGCGCTGATCGCACTCGGAAACATCGCCGTCAAGCAGTACGGCGGCGCCGGCGCGGTGCGCGAGTTCCCGCCGTTCGATCCCGTCGAATGCGTCCACGTCTCGACCTCGTGGCACTACCGGGACTCCTCGAGTCCCTACACGCTGCGGACCTGTGCCAACCGGGGCGACGGCTGCGCGATGGACCTCGGCTTCGCCCGTCGGCAGGAGTTCGGTGACGAGATCAAGCGCCGCTACGGCGCCGACGCTTGCGACTTCTAATGGGCGTCAGCTTCAACGACTGGCTTCACGCCTTCTGGGACGAGGTCATGATTCCGCATTCGCTACGCAACGCCCGCGTCGGGATTGCCTGGATGTACACGGAGTCAGGCGATCCGGATGGCCGCAGCAACACCGGTCGCTGGAATCCCCTCGGCAGCGTCTGGAAGCTGACCGCCCAGACGGCGCCGTCAGGCATCGCGTCGACCGACTTCAACTCGGTCCCGGTCCAGAACTATGCCACCCTCCATGACGGCCTCTACGCGACCAAACGGACCCTGCTTCAGGACGCTCACGGCTTTCCGCTGATCGTCGCCCGCCTGCGGACGCCGAGCGTCAGCTCGCGAGCGGTGATGAAGGCGATCGAGCAGTCCGATTGGGGGACCGAGCCCCTGATCGAGGCCGTCTACAAGGACATCGTCAACGGGGCGTATTGGGATCGAGCCAACACCCTTGTCTCGGGCTCCTGAGCCCGTCTACTTGATGAGCATCACGATTACGACAGCAGACGCCAACGGTGCGAGTGGCACGACGACCCGCACGAAGAAGTTTGCGGTCAAGCTCTACCAGGGCGCGATGCAGCTCGCGAGCGTCCCGACAACGCCCGCCGCTGGCAAGTGGTCGGCGACATGGCCGAAGGCCCTCGCTCCCGGCACCTACAGCGCCACGGCGGGCACGCAAGGGAAGGCGTTCACGGTCGCGGCGCCACCGCCTCCACCGCCGGACCGGCTCTACCCGACGAGCCCGTTCTGGACCCCGGTCGGGGCGAACCCGCAGCTGGACCCGAACTCCTTGGCCTACGTCGGCAACTTCCTCGCCCAGGGCATGTGGGCGAACAAACCCCAGGGCACCGAGCTTGGGCCGGACGACTGGACGCGCCCGTTCTACCGCGCCAAGGACACCGACCCGATCTACACGATCCGCCAGGGCGACACCGGCGGCTGGGTGAACCCGGCGGTCGAGGGCCGCACGATCCGCGTCCCGGCCGGCGCCCGGCCCGCCGGCGGCGACGATTCGCAGAAGCTCGACGGCGGCGTCGTCATCCAGCAGCCCGACGGCACCGTGGTCTCGATCTGGCGAAGCCGCGATCCCGTCGACGGGCACTGCGCCCAGGCGGCGGTCATCAGCTCGACCGGCGACGGCATCTATCACGGCGACGGCGATTCGGGTATCGGCCAGGCGAAGCTCGGGCCGCGCCAGGGCCAGGTGACCTACGACGAGCTGGTGGTTGCGAAGGAGATCCCGCACGCGCTGTTCTTCGAGACTCACCTGTGGCATGGGCGCCGTTGGCCCGGCTGGCCCGGCGACGCGAAGGACCCCGAGCGCGGCGGCTGGACTTCTAACCCGGCAGCGCTGCCGATGGGCGGGCGCATGTTCCTCGCCTACACGCCGGCCGAGATCGGTGCGCTATCGATCCCGGCGTGGAAGAAGATCCTCGTGACCGCGCTCGCAAAGTTTGGGCTCGTCAGCTACGACAACGGCGGCTCAGCGCACTCCCTGGACTGGGAGTCGGGCATCCCCTCGATCCTCGAGACCGGCCAGAACAAGTGGACCGAGTGGGCGCAGTCGGTCGGCATCCCCGGCCACACGGACGGTGGCCGCATGGTCTACGCCGTGGACATTCAGTCCGGCATCGACTGGTCGCGGCTGCGGGTCCTAGCCCCGCCGACACCATGAGCCTGCGCGTCTCGAGCTTCAGCTTCGACGGCGTCTGGGGCACCCAGACGATCTACCGGGTCATGCGCGGCCAGGCGGCCGTGAAGGAGTACACGGGCCCCTTTGCCTGGCTCCGGGCCCACCTCTACGCCTGGACCCATGACTGAACCGCACCCGTCACCGACCCCGCCCTCGGCCGATGGCTGGGACTTCCCGAAGTACTTCCGCGCCTACCTCGACTACGCGCCGAAGCAGCCGGGCAAGCTCTTGGAGCTCGACTCCGGGAAGAACAAGGCGCTCAAGAATTTCGCCTACCAGCTCTGCTGCGGCCTCACCGAGGGGCTCATCGACGGCGCGTTCGTCCGCCGTGCCTTCGCCGAGGTCTACGCGGCCTGCGCGCTGGCCGACAGCCGCCACGAGCTGCATCCGGTCCGCGCGGCGCGGCTCGCATCCGATTCCTCGCGTGAAACGGACGTTCTCCGACGCACTACCGGCCCCCTGAAAGGAGCACCATGAACCTCATCCAACGCTTCCACGAGTTCGTGACCGGGCTCGGGATCTCGCCCAAAGTGGCGGACCCCTTCCTGCTCGGTCTGCTCGCGGTCGTCGTCACCTGGATCACATCCGGCAGCTTCGACCTCGACCAGGTCAAGCTCCTGGCGGTGACCTTCGCCTACGGGATCCTCGGCGTCGCAGCTCCGCCGGTTGCCGGCGCCACACAGAAGGCGATCACGAGCAAGGCAAAATCCCACGGGCACCGCTGAAACCGGGCTGCAGTTGATTTGGCGATGTCAGAGCTGCATGGTCTGGGAGCCTCGCCACGAGCGCGAGACGCATGAGCATCGCTGCCGATGGTGCGGTTCGGTGATGTGGCCGGCGTTCAGGAATCCGCTCCTCACAGACGAAGCCACGGCGGGCGGTAGCGCTGGAACAGCTCGCCAAAGCTCGGATCCCCCTCTTCATGGTTGAAGGCCAATTCGATCCCGGCGATGGCTAGGACGACGACCAGCACGCAGGCGAAGAAGAACGCGACCACGGTGATCCACAACAGCCAGCCCATGAAGGCCATGATCCAGTAGATGGGGGCGAACCAAAGTGGCATCGAGACTCGCGAGCCGCGTGGGAAGTAGCGGAACACGGGCTGTCAGCACCGCTTCAACATGTCCTGAACGACCGTCGACACATCTCCGCCCGCGTTGAGGATCGTCGGGCCGAGCTGCTTCTCCCCGAGCTGGACCGTCCGGGCCTTGCCGATCACGGCGATCTGCGAGCAGATGCTGGCGAGATTCTGGCCGTTGTGGATCGCGGCGAAGCGGTCGGCGATCCGCTGATTGATGTCAGCTGAGGTCGTAGTGCTGGTCGAGGTCGTCTGACTCACCCCCGTCGTAACGGTCGTCGTGCCGCCCCCGCAGCCGGCGAAGATCGCGGCTGCGACCACCAAGCTGACAATCGACTGAAACTTTCGCGCGCGTAGCGGGTTAAATTTGCGGGAAGGGACAGCGCACTCATGGATTCGCTGGACCCGAAAGATGTTGAGCTTCTCGCGGCGGCGGTCGTCTACCTGAGGCAGGTGGCGGTCAGGCTGCATGCTTCCGCTTGGCAGGAGGCTTTTGAGGCGACTGCCTCTGAGATTTCGCTTGCTCTCGGGCCACGTCGCGTACGTGCCGTACAGCCTCCGCAGCTTCGCCGCTCGAAGGCTCCTCGGCGCTGATCCAGAGCTCGAGCGCCTTGGCCCAGATGTCGATCGGTTCGAGGCCGAGCTCCGTCGCGTAGGCAGCGATGACCTGATCTGCGTCCCGGGGCCACTGACCTTTCTCGAATCGCCAGATCGTCGTCGGGTCCATGTCGGCAATGACCGCGACGTGGATGATCTTGCGTTTCGGGTCGGCTGTCTCACGCAGTTCCTTGGCGGCTTCCGCGAGGAACTTGATCATCGGTTCCTCTGCCACGGAGTCAGCGTATGCACGCCATGCAATCCCGCGCATGCGTCCCGCGCTAGGACCGTTTTCCGCTGATTGCGGCCTCGGGGCAACACGCACCGGGCTCTGTCCTTGCATTAGACTGGCAGGTAGTGTACATTGCATTGCATGCAACGGGAACTTCCCCCGAATCGCCTGAAGGAATTGCGGCTCACCCGGGATCTGAAGCTCTATGACCTCGCGGCCCACCTGCGGGTAGACCCGGCGACCATCCACCGGTGGGAGCGGGGCGAGTCCCCGGTGCCGGACTGGGCCAAGCTCGCCCTCTCGGAGTTCTACGAGGTAGACCCCGCTCGGCTCATGGGCTGGGATGAGGTCGCCGCATGAAGCTCCTGGTGGCAGCCCTTGGCTTCGCGGTTGGCTACGCGATCGGCAACGCGATCGCCGAGGAACGAGCTGACGCGGAGACGGTTCGGAGGATGACATGACCCCCGTCGAGTGGGTCGTCGCCGTCGCCGTGCTCGCCAGCCTCTGGGTCACCGCTCTCTGGTTCTTCTTCGTCGGAGCGAAGAAGGCCGACGAGATGGAGGAGGCCCACCAAGAGGCCGAGTCGATCCGCAACGAGATCGCCCGTTGGCGCGCCGCCCAGAGCAGAACTTTCGAGCGCCAGCACATCGCCCCGCTCGGGCATACCCGGGTGGGCATCGACCCTGTAAAGAGGCGCCGCGGTGCGTGAGCACCCGGCGCCGTGAGACACGGAGGTAGCCGTGCCTGAAGGAACCGTAACGAAGAATCCAGTCGAGAGCGCTGAGGAGAACCTTCGCGTCTGCCGCGGCTACATGCTCGGCTGCGCCGGAGCGCTTGACGCGGCCGGCGAGACCGAGGCCGTTCACTCGCTGCGCCTCTCGCTGACCGCCCTGGATGACTGCCTCGAGGCGCTGAAGCAGCCGGAGCCGTTGACGCGCGTGCTTCAGCCGATCACAGGCGAGGGCCTGTTTGAGCTGGGCGTTGACCTCGCGAGGTCGATGGCGCCCCGCCCGGACACGGTTGCCGACGACGTTCGGATGGATCGACAGATGGACGGCGACCATGAAGATTTCGATCGGGGTGAGGTCTGATGGCTGGCGCACAGACGGCGAAGGCGCCACCGGCGACCCCGCCTGCGGCCACCCAGCAAGAGGCGCCGAAGAGCCTGGCGCAGAAGCTGGTCGAGGCGGCGCTTGAGGTCCCGCACATCGAGAAGGGCGGCCGGAACGAGCAGCAGAAGTACAACTACGCGAAGGCCGAGGACGTCGCCGCTGCGGCGACCAAGGCACTGCTCTCCCGGGGCGTGCTAGCTGAGTTCGAGTGCATCGAGTCGATCGAGACGCCGATCCAGACCAAGAGCGGCACCAACGGCCTGATCGTCAAGGCGATCTGCGAGCTCGTCGTCACAGATTCCGCGACCGGCGAGAGCGAGACCCGGAAGGCGATCGGCTATGGCGCTGACTACCCCGGGGACAAGGCGATCTACAAGGCGATGACGGGCGCGCGGAAGTACGCCTTCATCCACCTGCTCGGGATCGACATCGGCGATGACCCAGAGGACTCCAAGGGCCAACCGCAGCAGCGCGAGGCGGTGAAGGCGAGCGCGACCCGCAAGGGCTCCGAGCGCCCGATCACCCCAAATCAGAAGGGCGTGATCAACGCCCTCTCTGGTGAGGCGAACCTGACCAAGGCGCAGGCATCGGTGATCCGGGTGTGGTGGACGGCCAAGGCTGGCAAGCAGCACTTCGACCGGCTCTCGACCGACGAGGCATCCGGCCTGATCGACGCCTTGGGCAAGGACGGCTCGGGTGCCGCGAAGCTGCTCACCGAGATCCAGGATGAGGCGAAGAAGGGCAACGAGGTTGCTCAGACACTCCTCGACCGGGTCGCTGAGGAGGAGTCCGGTGGCTGAGGTCCCGATGGACACCGCTCCCCTCCCGGTCGAACACCTGACCGACACGGCCACCCCGATACTCCCGGTCGACCACCTCTCGGTCTCCTCGATCCGGACGCTGCGCCAGTGCCCGGAGCGCTGGCGGCGCAAGTACGTCGAGCGCGAGTACGAGCCGCCGAACGGCCGGATGACGTTGGGCAAGGCGTTCGGCGCCGCCGAGGCGCAGTCGGACCACACCTGGATCGAGTCGGGCGAGCCGCTCGACACCGACCAGGTGACCGACGCCTACTCGGACGAGTTCGATCAGGCCGCCGAGGAGGACGTCGACTGGCAGGGCGATAAGCCCGCCACGCTGAAGGACTCCGGCGCCGCGGCGCTCAAGGTCTACCACGTGACGGTGCCGAATCTCCCGGCGCCGGTAGAGGCCGAGCGGGAGATCCTGATGGACGTCGAGGGCGTGGACTTCCTCGCCTACCTCGACGTCGAACGCGAGGGCAACCTGGTCGAGGACCGCAAGCTGATCGGCCAGCGGATGAGCCAGCCGAAGGCCGACGCGGATCCGCAGCCCACGGCCTACCTGGCCGGCCGGCGCGCCGAGGGCGACCCGGCCTCGGAGTTCGTCTTCGACACCGCGGTGCGGGTGAAGCAGCCCTACGCGGAGCGGGTGACCACCAACCGCACCGACGAACAGCTCGATCACTTCCTCTTGGAGATCCTCGGCGCCGCCCAGGAGATCGAGTGGCGGATGGAGAACGACCAGTGGGCCTATGCGCCCCCCGGAGCCTTCTGGTGCGGCGAGAAGTCGTGTGGGTTTTGGGATTCGTGTGCTGGGGGTGGCCTCTACCGTCAGCGAGCCGCTGAGGCAGTGCGAAATGGTCGGTGAACGGTTCGGTCGCTATACGGTGATTGGCGCTGCCGCGCCAGCGTCCGATCGCCATAGGCAGGTGCTTGCGCGCTGTGACTGCGGAACGATTCGAATCGTTCGTGCTAGCTATCTGCAGAAGGGGCTTACGCGCTCCTGCGGCTGCCTCCGGCGGGAGCTGACCAGCCAGCGCATCACTCATGGCCTCGCCGGTTCTCCGACCTATGTCAGCTGGGAGGCGATGCGGCAGCGATGCCTGAACCCGCACCGCGAGCACTACCCGCGCTATGGCGGGCGTGGGATCAAGGTTTGCGATCGCTGGCGCGAGAGCTTTGAAGCGTTCCTGGCTGATATGGGCGAGCGGCCAGCCGGAACGACCTTGGACCGCATCGACAACGACGGCAACTACGAGCCGAGCAACTGTCGATGGGCCACCGATGCCGAGCAACGCGCGAACCGGCCGCCGCCGCGACCGAGACCGCGCGGAGCTGACGGACGGTTCGTAACCGACGTCGCCGCACAGGCGGTGGCCAGCGCATGAAGCTCGAACCCGTCATCGCCCGCTTCGACGGCCACTGCGGCCTCTGCGATCTGCCGATCTTCGCCGGCAACGATGAGGAGCAGGGCGAGGAGATCGTCTATCTAAATGGTGAAGGGTGGGCTCACTACAGCTGCGCCCTTGAGCAGGGCGAGGAGCAGGCCGCGTGAAGCCTCTCCTCGACTACATCCGGGCCGCCACCACCAGCGAGCAGTCTGCCCGCACCGCCCTGGATCGAGTCCCACGCTACGAGCTTGACCAGGCTGCCCGCGGCGTCGGAGTCCAGCCGATGGGCCTCCGTAAGGACCAGGTGGTCGACCGCGTGATGGAGGCGCTGACGCGATGAGAGGCCCCGGGCTCACTGAGCGCGAGAGGCGTGAGCAGATCGAGCGCCATTACCGCTCCCACCTGCGCGAGATCGGTGCCATCGCCGCCCGTGCCCTCACCGGCCAGGGCGAGCGTCGCCAATCCGCCCTCTCCGACATCAGCCGGATCACCGCCAAGGCGATGCGGGAGGGCGTGTGAAGGGCGCCGGCTATACGAAGCCGCGCGGAGACCGCGAAAAGGGCAAGGGCCTGCCGCCGAAGGCTTCGCGGACTCGACGTGGATTGCGTGCTCGCAAACGCCGAACCGGCGGTAGGCAGCGGTGAGCGTTGCCGAGAACCAGCTCCACCCGCTGGAGATCGAGGATGCCCGCTCGGCCGCGCACCGCGCCTCCGAGCTCCAGCGCGAGGTCGAGGATCGCCTTAAGGATGCGAGCCGAAAGCTCGCAGAGGCGGAGCGTGTCTACCGCAAGAAGCTCTCCGAGCGCATTGTGGAGCTGAAGGCCGAGGGCATGGCGGTGACGATGTGCGGCGAGGTCGCCCGCGGCGAGAAGGCAGTCGCCGACCTCCGCTACAACCGCGACGTCGCCGCCGGCGTCTTCGAGGCGGCCAAGCAGGAGGCGTTCCGTCGCGGCGCCGATCGCCGCGACGTCGACACGCTCTTGAACTGGTCGATGAAGCGTGACCTCCGCGTGGACACGCCACCGGCCGACTGGGGTCAGCAGCCCACCCATGGCGATGGGCACCCCGACTTCGACCCTGTGACCGGCGAGGTCCTCAGCCCGGGCGTGAGGGCGGCCGCGTGAAGTGCGCCAGCCACAAGCAGGGCTACCCCTCGAAGTCGAAGGCCAAGCGCGCGCTGCTTCACACCCGCAACGCCCAATCGAGGGCCTGCGCGGTCTACCGCTGCCCGATGTGCGCGAGTGGCACATGACGAAGAACCGACCCAGGAGGGCAGCTTGAACGCGGGCAAGGGCATCGCAGGTCATGGAGGCAATGACGTCCCGGAGGTCAAGGCGATCGAGCTCCAGCTGACCCGCGAGGTCCGCTTCCTCGCCGCGATGGTGGACGCCAAGCGCTTGCCCGACGGCAACGCGCTGATCGAGATTGTGGATCCCGGGTCGGCCACCGTCTACCATGCCGTGATCACCGGTGAAGCGGCGCGCGAGATCGGCCGCAAGCTGATCTCGACCGTGCCCGTCGTCGGCGCCGACGACATGCCGGGAGTAGGCACATGACTTCAAAGCTGGCTGGGACGCCGGGCCGAATGGCTTATGGGACTGCCATTCGGCCGGGCGCGGCCTCCGAGCGACAGCGTGCAATCTCGCAGCGCGTGAACCCCCCTCTAGCTCGGAGGCCCGCCCAGTCTTTTTCGAAGGATCCGCATGCCGCGACGTAGCTACCGCGTGGCGCCGCGCCGCGCCTCGGTCAAGGTCGAGGGTCGCAACCCCTTCGAGGCCGAACGCCGCGCCCGTCAGGAGCACCCGCATCTCGCGGGCGAAGACCTGATCGTCGTCGCTGCGAACCTGGCATGGGAGCGCGACTCCGAGCCCCGGGGCCGCTCGCACGCCGAGCGCCTGCGCGACCTCACCGAGCAGGCCGAGGCGAGCGGTGCCTGAGCTCGCCCGCAAGCGCAACCTCCGCCTGGTCGATCCCGAAACCGGGCTGATCACGGAAGAGGGATGCCCTCACTGCAAGAACTGGGAGACCACTTACCTGGAGCTTGAACGCAAGCAGCGCGGCCTCTTGCTCCAGATCGGCAACCTGCGCGCCGATCGCGACGCCAAGGCCCGGGCCCACGGCAAATGGCAAACCGCGCTCAGCATCTTCCGTTACTGGCAGTCGCTCACCGGCCATAGTCGGGCCGAGTTCACCCCCGACCGCTTCTGGATCGTCGAGCCGTTCCTGACCCGCGCCGAAGAGCGTGGGGAGGACGGGGCTGCCAAGTGCCGCTCAGCCATCCGTGGCCTCGTCGCCTCCGAGTACCACATGAAGCGCGGTCAGCACCGCCGTCGCAACGGCAAGGTCTACGACGACTTCTGGCGCCCATTCCAGGCGAAGAAGGACGGCGGCCCCTCGCAGGACACCTTCGAGGGCTTTATCGACGCCGACCCCAGTCGGGACGCTGATCCCACCTTCGCGCAGATGACGATGATCGACCACGCCAAGGAAGTGGCGGGGCGAGTGCTCGAGCGGGCGCGACTGATCGAGGCCGGCACCGACCTGGTGGCGATCGCTCACCTGCTCGTGGAGGTAGAGCGGCTGATCCGTGAGTGGATGCAGCTGCCCGAGGTCCCGGTGAAGGCGGCGGCGTGATCCTCTGCACCGGCTGCCCCGCCGAGGTGAGTCCAGCCGACGTCTACTTCGACGCCGATGGTCGTCCGTGGCATCCCGAGTGCGCCGAGGAGAAGGACCGGTCATGAAGTGGGCGTTCCGAATCTTCGCCGTCGCCGGGACCGTGGTCGCGCTCGCGTGGGGCTACTGGCTTGGCGAACGTGACGGCTACCAGGTCGGCTGGTGGGATGCCACCGAGGACGAGCCGGTGGAGCCGGGATGAAGCGCAACTGGTCAGCCGCGCTGGAGAAGAAGGCCGCCGAGGGCTATCGCTGCCGGGTGTGCCGGCGCCGCGCAAGCCGCCAGAACGGCATCGGGATCGAGATGGCCCACATCATCGGCCGCGAGGCCGACCGGCTGGCGCCTCTCCCGCTCGCCCGCCCGGTCTTCGAGATCTGGCCTTATCCCTACCTGGTCGTCCCGACCCGGGTCTGCCCGCTATGCGGCCCCTCGACCGACACCACTACCTGCCACGGCCTCCAGCACGCCGGCCGCCTCGACCTGATCCCGCACCTCACCCTGCCCGAGGTCCTGCAGGCGATCTCCGACGCCTCCAAGCTCTACGGCGGCAACGGGCTGGAGAACGCGCGCAAGCGGCTGATCCCGACGGTGGGGAGGGCGGCGGCGTGATTGGCGCGAGGGAACGCAACGCGCTGTACGCGCTCTACAAGCCGAATGTCTCTGGTGGTCCGAACTTCGGCCCGGCTAACAACGGGCGCGGCTGGAACTCGGCGATCGCCAAGGCGCTTGAGGTGCTGGGGCTAGACAGCCCGAAGAAGATCGAAGAGCGATTCCGCGTCATGGACCGTCAGGCGTGGGATCGCTCCGAGGAGCGCTTGGACGAGATCAACGCCGAGGGCGAGCGAGAGAGGGCGTCGACGTGAGCGAGCAGCTAGCCGGGATCGTTGAAGCAACCATCTCCAAGGAGGTGGGCGCTGACGCCTTCGCGGTAGGCCCACCGCAGGTTCGCCTCATGGCGGCCCGAGCGGCCGTCGGCCGCCTCTGCTGGGGCGCGATGTTCTACGAGTGCGACACGTGTGGCTTTGGCTGGGAGATCTGGACGGCGCTCGGCGTCGAGGGTCCACCGGCCCTGCGCGAAGCCGGGCTATATCTGTCGTCGGCGTTCATGCTCGGCCGCTGTTGGGCCTGGCCGATTGACGAGAACCCCGCACCCGGCTCGCCTCCGCCACACCTGCGGACATGCGACGGGAACATGGGGCACCGCGACTGGTCGCGCGATCAGGAGTGGGGCGCTCCGCGGATAGCCCCTGACGATGTCCCGCGCTTCGTGTTGCCGCGGGAGGTGTGGCGGGGGGATCAGGGCGCGGACCTGGAGGTCCCCGAGCCCGCGTTGGTCAGGGCGCGGCGGTGGCATCAGGAGCGCCTCGAGGAGCGCGACACCGGGAACTTCTCGTGACCGAGGACACCGCCTGCGTGATCGAGCTCACCGTCAAGGATCTGAAGACGGGCGAGACCCAGATGGCCCGGCTCCCCGCCGGCACCTACGTCGTCACCACCACCGAGCCCTGTCACGTCGCCCAAGAGCAGCACTACCCGAGGACCGGGACCGTGCAGCTCACCCTCAAGGGAGCCCGAAGTTGAGCGGATACCTGATCGCGATGGTCGGCGGCGCCATCCTCGGGACGCAGATCTCGCTTGCCCTCGGGGTCACGCTCCTGAGCGTCTCTGTCGGCATCGCCATCTGGCTCGTGCTGAGCCTCCTGGTGGTGCTGATCGTCGGTCGGGGGTCGCGGGCACGATGAGGCCGCAAAGTCCCCGATCTTCTCCCGGCTCGCTCCGCAAATTGAGAATTGATCCAGCCGCGGCCTTGACAATCGAGCCGAACTTTGCTTCGCGCGCGGGCGCGCGTCAAGGCTCTATCTCTTCTGTTTCTGTAGTACCTACAGAAACAACAGCTAAAGGGAGCCTACGCGCGCGCCCGCGCGCGAGGGGCCCGAAGCCCGGGCATCCCAGCAGCGATGTCTGCCGGCTGATCGTCGCCTTCGAGACGGTCTTCACTCGCCGCTCCGTCCCCTTCTCGGCGCGAACCGGGGCGCAGCTCGAGCAGGCCCTTCGCCGGCTCGATCGCTACGCAGATCGCGGCCGGGGTCGCCGCGGCGCTGGCGTCGCCAAGGCGGTCGCGCTGATGCGAGGCGTACGCGAGAACACCCACCTCGCGGGAATCGACGAGCCAGAGCCGGATTCGCTCGGTTACTTCGCCCCGATCCTCGAGGAGATCTCGAAGGACTGGCGCCGGGCCACAAGCCGCGGATCAAGGCCGCGAGGGCGGCCCGGCGAGCCGAGCGAAGGGAGCGCGCGGCGTGAGCGTGATCACCAAAAGCAACGCGCGCCTGCGGAGGATCGACGCCGTGGTCCGGGCCGGCGCTGCGCTTCGCGGTGCGATCGGCGACCTCGAGCGCTGCGAGCTCCGCGCGCTCGCCGACCGGCTCGATCTGGCCTGCGGCGCCGACAAGACAGACGACCAGTTGCGACGCTCGATCCAGCGACGTCTGATCGGGGTCAGGCTGTGATCAAGCGGGGGCTCTACGTGCTGCCGGGACCGCCGCCGATCACCGACCGCGAGCGGGTATCCCTGGACTGCGGCTGCACTGTGATCGTCGGACTTCGCACCGACACCACGCCGCCTGAGCCCGCAGTCGCCTGCCTGCGCTGCGGGCCCGACCACCTGGAGCTGATGGAGCGCTTCCACCTGGCCCTCACCGACAGCCTGGTCAACCCGAGCGCCCGGCCGCTGATCGACATCGTCGACGAGCTGCTCGAGGGAGCCGCGGCGTGATTCGACCCAACCCGAAAGGAACCCCATGACCCAGGTGAACGAGGCGACGATGGTCGCCTACCACGGCGACCCCGAGATCAAGGCGACGCTCCTCGCCCGGATCGCCGAGCACGAGCGGCTCGACACGATCATCAAGGGCGTCTACTGGGAGCAGGCGAACGGCAAGTGGAAGGGCTGCGCCGTCGGGTGCTCGCTGAAAGACCCCGACGACCACACGCCGCTCGAGGCGCCGCACTCGCTGTATCCGGAGCGGCTCGGACTGCCGGAGTGGCTGGCGCTCCTCGAGGACGCGATCTTCGAGGGGTTGCCCGAGGTCGAGGCCCTGACCTGGCCTCGTCGCTTCGCAGAGGCGGTCCCCGTTGGAGCCGATCTGTCGGGGCTCGAGGACAGCCTCGCGGTTCGCCGGATGCGCGAACGCCTCTTGCCTCTTGCATCGAGCTGGCCGGACTCCGTTCGTGACGAGGTCGTTGGCGCTATCGAAGGCGTCGTCGCCCCGCGCCAGCGCG